ATGAAGGAACTCAGCTCACAGCCGACTCTCAGTGAGGTGGTCGCGATCGTCCGCGTCGTCGATGGCAAGGTCGCCGACCTCCTCGAGGAGTCGGATGCGGCGCCTGAGATCATCCTCCGCGAGCGCGACATCAGCATGCACGGCTGGGGGTCGGAGACCAGGGCTGAAGTTGTTGCGGTGACCGTGCGGTGGCAGTGGCAGTCCCGCACCCGCGGGCTCCGTGACGCTGCCGTCACCGTGATCGAAACGGTGATCGGCGGCCGGGGCGCTGGAGGGGACGGGTGGGGCGAGATCGCACAGTACGCCTCCACGGGGCTCCTGACTGCCGATGAGGCTCGCACCTTCGCGACGCTCGCACTGTCCGGCCTGCTCCCCAAGCGAGCGGGGTGGAGCGAGCTGTGAGCTGGAACTACCTACAGCTGGAGATCATCCCCGATGACGCGCTCGTGCGCCCGCTGATCGGTCCTGGTGGCATGTCGCGGCAGAAGGCGCACCGCGAGGTCGCCGCCCTGCTGACGCGCTTCGCGGGTATCCATGCGCCAGCATGGGCGCTCGTAAAGGCGTGGCGGGAAGGTGCGAAGGACGACACGGTTTACGCAGGCCCGTTCGTCTGGGCGATCTACGAAACAGACGATCCGCAAGCGGGCGCGCAGCAGTGGATCGACGACTACATCGCGACTCTGCGCGCCCAGGGGGTCGAGGTTGGGGTGGCGTGGTGAGTGACCTGCCCGACGGGTACATCGTGCGCTACCGGCCCGCGAAGGCCAACGCAATTGGGGCGCGCGACACCTGGCGCATCACCTACCAGGCCGGGGATCAGGAGTGGACGGAGAAGGTCTACGCGGCCGGCGATGTTCCATCTGCGATCGCGCGGCACCAGGCTGCGGGCGCACCGACGAAGCGCTCCCGCGCGTCGGTCGAGGGCGCGCGTGACGCGGCGGTCGTGAAGGGTGCTGCCGAGGGCGTCCCGCACTGGAAGCTCGCGCGCAGGCACGGCCTGACCATCACCGCGGTCGGCCGCATCATCGAAGCGGCGCAGCGCGAAGAGCGCAGAGCCCGTCGGCCACGGTTCGTTGAGGAAACGCGAGAGGGGCACACCCCCGTCCGCCGCCTCCGGCTGCGTGGACCGGCGACCGTGCGATTCGAGCCAGGCGCCTGAAGGCACGCTGTTCTCGTTCGCTCCACTAACATCAGGGGGACGACCTAGGGGGATCTGATGCCATCTGGTGCTGCAATTGGGAGCGGCGCGAAGGCCGACACATCGCACTTCCGGCTAGACATACAGGGCCTGCGGGCGGTCGCCGTGCTCGTCGTGTTCGCCGATCACATGTTCGGATGGCCCGCCGGCGGCTTCCTGGGCGTCGACGTGTTCTTCGTGATCTCCGGGTTCCTCATCACCGGCCTGCTCCTGCGTGAGTACGACCGGACGGGCCGGATCTCGTTCAAGCGGTTCTATGTTGGGCGGCTCAAGCGGATCGTCCCCGCGGCGACCGTCGTGATTCTGTTCACGCTCGCGTTCTCGTGGGCGTTGTTCACGAACCAGCGCGCTGCGACGGTGACGTGGGACGGCTTGTGGGCGTTCCTCTTCGGGGCCAACTGGCGGTTCGCCGCTACGGGCACCGACTACTTCCAGCAGGGCGGCGCCGTCTCGCCGTTACAGCACTACTGGTCCCTGTCCGTCGAGGAGCAGTTCTACTTCATCTGGCCCTGGCTCCTGCTCGGGCTCCTCGTTCTCTTCGCGCGTCGCGGCCCCCTGAGCGACAAGCGAGCGCGGATCATCGCCGGATCGACCATCGGCGTCATCTCCATGGCGTCGTTCGGGTGGGCGCTCCTACAGTCCGCATCGCAGCCGACGGTCGCGTACTTCTCGACCTTCACTCGCGGATGGGAGCTGGGTGTCGGTGCGCTCATCGCGATCGCAGCACCCCTGGTCGCCGGCATCCCCACCAAGTTGCGGACGATCATGGCGTACGCGGGTTTGGTGGGCATCTTCGCCGCCTGCTTCGTCATCACACCCGAATCAGCATGGCCCGCACCGTGGGCATTGTTGCCCGTCGCGTCGACGGCGCTTGTCATCATGTCAGGCGTCGGTCAGCCCGCCCCTTACATGGTGCCGTTGACGAACCGCGTGTCCGTCTTCGTCGGCAACATCTCGTACAGCCTCTACCTCTGGCACTTTCCCGTCATCATCTTCGGGCACGCCCTCTACCCAAATGCCGGGATCTGGGTGTACATCGGGATCGCGATTGTGGGATTCGCGCTCGCCACCGCCCAGTACTACGCGCTTGAGGTTCCTATCTGGAAGAGCCCGCTTTGGAGTGGCAAGAAGGGCTCGTGGCGACGCTGGCGATATGACCACATCGATGGCATCAAGTACGGATCGGCGTCGGCGTTCGTCGTCCTGTCGATCGCTGTCGTCGGTACGACTTTCGCGCCATCGCCCGTTACCATAGCGGTGCAAGAGCCACGCCCGACACCCTCTACATCTGAAACCACCGCTGCGCCCGAGACGGCCATGAGCCTGCTCAGCTCGCACATCGTCGATGGCCTGCGTGCACAGACTTGGCCAGCAAGCCTCACCCCGTCAATTGATGAGGTGGGCCCCGACTCGAAAGCGCAGGCCTGGGTCGGCGACGGATGTCTCGCGCTCGAACGCGGCGCAGAATCTGACCCGAGCGAGACGGCCGCGCGTTGTCTCTACGGTGACCCTGAGGCACCGAACACTGCGGTGCTTGCAGGCGACTCGATGGCGATCAGCTGGCTACCCGCGGTGCTGGGCGCTCTCGGGCCGGATTGGTCAGTGCGCGTGCTCACTATGCAGCAATGCCCGTTCGCATCTGTGAGCGTTCAGAAGGGCGATGGGAGCACGCACGAGGAATGCGACACATTCCACGCCATAACGCGAGCGCTCATCCAAGAGCTATCTCCCGATCTAGTCATCCTTTCCCAGGCAGACACAACGCTCGGTCGCGTCCTCGGCGCGCAGTCCGAACATGAAGCCGCGGGAATGGTTAGTGCGGCAACCGTTGAGACAGTACAGAGCTACGCCACAGCGGCCGCGCGCGTGGTGATCCTTGGCGCACCTCAGAGTATTCCAAACATTCTGGATTGCTACTCTGCGACTAGTGAGCCATCCGCATGTATCGGCAGGGTGCAAAGCCTGCATGGGACCAACGAGAGGCTATTGGCGGAAAGCATAGCGGGCCTCGGCAATGCCGCCTTTGTCTCGGCTACACCGTTCCACTGCTGGCGTGAAGAATGCCCTCCTTTCATTGATGGCTATATAGTCATGGCCGACGGCGCGCATCTATCCCAGGCGTACTCCGCGCGTTTGGGTGATCCGCTCAGAGATGCACTGTTCACCGGCCAAGACTAGCAGCACCCTCACAGAGGCATGAGTTCGAGCGCATCAATGTATGCGACCTCGCCCCCCGTTACGGCGGCCCAGAGTGCGACAGTGACGTAGGCGGCACCATTGGGAACCGATCGCTGATCGGCTATAATTCTATAGCTGGGATCTGTATCCATAGTTGAATTGTTGATTGCGTACCACGTCGTTTCACTGATCTGCACCCCTGCCGCATCCCAGAATCGAATCCGGGGTGCCAGCTGTCCCGACCATACGCCAGGTATCCTGTATGACATGGCAACGTGAACCACTCCGCCGGAGCGACAGGGGGCGCACTGCGAAACCACCCACTGCGAAACGTTCGCTGTCGGGGCTATCTTCAAAGATCGCCCTCCTGAATCACTAGACTCGTCCAGTGATAGTCCAAAGTTAGTCTTGACCCATGCCGATGTCTGCCACCCACGACCCGCTTGATAATCAAGCGGCTGTGCGGGCAGGTTAGCCGCCGTCGCGATCACATCATCCAATGGTCCTTCCCTCGTGAAAAGCGAATCCTTGATACTGCTAATCCCCAAAAGCGTGAACGGAAATGGGACGGGCGAACCAGTGACCAATGGTGCTCGCGTTCCAAAATTGCGCAGAAGCGTACAGTTCCTGATCTTGGGCTGGAACTCGACGCCTTCGAGCACGACCCTCACGGGGATCACGGACGCCACACCGCGCGCTGGCTCATCCACGCCAATTGCCAGGAAGTGAGCGCCGGCAACCGAGGGTGAGCCGTCAACTGTATCGTGGGGCATGATCTGACCACCGTGGAAAGCCAGCACAGTCGGACGAGTCGCGCCGGTCGGCGATGAGATCGAGAACCAGGGAGCAGCATTGAAGTCAGACTCAATATGACACTGGGAGAAATCCCAAGTGCCCGAATCAGCGACCAACGTCCGCCTTCCATAGTCGAACGAGCAGTGGGAGAAGTACGCCTCCCCCGCGCTTTCTTGGACGCCGCGCAGAAACGTCGCAGCAGGATGCGATGAGTTCATGTTGTGGAAGATGCATCCCGACCAAGACACATTCTCTCCGCTGTCGGAGGTGCCGGCGAAATAAACGGCCGTCTGCTGGGCCCGCGCGTATGTGCACGAGAAATGCTTGTGCAGGTATGAACCCGATCCGATGATCTCCTGATGCCGGAATCCAACAAAATTCACCCGGTCCAAGACAAATCGCCCCGTGTAGGTCGACGGCGTCTCAAGGCTCAGCCCATCCACTTCCGTATCTGTCGCCTGTGGGCCACGCAAAGACACGTTCTCGATGCGCGATGACCCGACTCCGTATGCGGGGACAGGTATGATTCCCCCGGCACCGACGGTGCCACGGATCGCGGGACCGCTGAACGTCGCATTCGACCAATCCAGAATCGACATATGCGACCCACGGATCGATACCCAGTCGCGCGGCAGAGTGATCTGACCATCCACACGGATAACTCCGGCGGGCAGGACGAGCGCAACCTTCAGCGCCCCCGCTGCATTAATCGCGTCCTGCAATGCGGCGGTCTGATCCGCCCCTGTCCCGGCCTCCACACCCATCAGCGCCGCGTAGCGCTCCGCGTGGGCCGTTGCGAGGAGTGTCGAGGACGTACCAGATGGATTGCCCAAGACAGCGGTCATGATCGTGTCATGCGTGCCCTCCGCCAGGGAGAACTCTTCCATCGCCTCCACGGCAGCCTGCACGACGGTCGGGTCAGAGGCGATGATATCTGCGGCGACATCCTGAACGCGGAAGTCGATCACCTCCGTCAACGAGCTGGGAGAGAGGCGTCCGTTCAGCTCACTATTGATCGCCGTGATGGCTGCATTAAGTGGCAAACCCCAGCCGCGCTGCCCAACCGAGGGGAGATTGATGCTCGCCATTTACCAGCCTCCAAGCTCGGGCCAAGGGGAGCCCTGCGAGCGGACGCGCGGCTGTGCGTATCCGCCGAGCGGGACGATATCGAAGAACTCTGCGGCGGCATCGCCGTCGGCGGCGTCAGCCTGCGCGTAGAAGGAGCGTGCGATCTCAAGCATGTCCTTGCCGCGATGGCGCGTGTCGATGGCGAGGTCGTCGGTCTTGATGGACCGGCCGAGCTGCACGTACTGCGACGCCAGGAGCGTGTAGAGGCTGCCGGCGGCGCGGTTCTGGTTGTCGCCAGAGATCGCGAGGGCGGCGATGAGGGCGTCATCCGACCAGATCGCGTAGTCGGCGACGCCTGCGACGGCATCAATGTTCGTGGCCGCCGTGTCGCCGACGAGGTAGCGCAGCTGACCCACGGGCGTGCCCGTGTCGATGGGGTAGGTGCCTTCGGTGCTCATCGCTCCTCTTTTGTTCGGGTGTGCATGAAGGCCCCGCCCCGCATGCCGCGAAGCGGGGCCTTCACTGAGATCGGCTTAGGCGCCGGGCGACCAGAACATCTGGTCGTGGGTAATGCTGGCCGCGTTGGTGAACTGGCGCAGCTTCAGGTCCACGCTGTCGTTGTCGAAGTGGGCCAGATCGAAGGGGCTCGACCCGTTGCCGCCACGCAGGAGCGTCCCGGTGAAGTTGTTCACCAGCACCTCAGGCGCCGTGCGGCCCGACAGCTGGAGCTTCTTGAGCCCCGGACGGCGCGTCGTGCCCGCAGCGGGCGTGACGTACCAGGCGGTGCTGCTCTCGATCCACTCGCTCTCGATGACGCCCTCGATCTTGCCGAGGTTGCCGACGGGCGGGGCGCCGTAGACGAACGTCTTCGAGCCGGGGGCCGGCTCTTCGATCGTGCGCAGCTGCTTCGCCTTGGCGATCTCGGCTTCGACCGTCTCGCCGAGGCCGGGTGCGACCACGACCCAGTAGCGGGGGGCGAGGACGACCTTGCGGTTGTTCACCTTGCGCGTCGAGATCTGCTGGAGACCCAGGCGCAGGGCGTCGACCGAGAAGCCCGCCGTTGCCGAGATCGAAGCGCCCGAGATGGGCGCAGTGCCCGCCTTGAGCTGCGAGACCGACGCACTGGCGGTGGCGCCGTCCTGGAGGGCCTGGAAGACCAGGAACTCGTCGGTGTCCAGGGCGATCTGGAGCATGTCGTCCGGCAGGCGGCGAATCAGCGGGCGCAGGCGCGAGAGCAGGCGCTCCAGCGTGACGCCGTACTTGAAACCGCGCTTCTCGATGGCGGCCTTGACGTTCTCCTCGGAGTAGCCGCTCGTGTACTGGTAGGTGTCACCCTCGGCCACGCGCGGCGAGACGCCCGCCTTGCCCTTGTTGCCCTTGCCGTACTTGAGCTGATCGCCCAGGTCGATCCAGAAGCTCTCGAAGGTCACCGGCTCGAAGTTGTCGACGGTCTCCACGTCGGCGATCTTCGTCCAGTGCCGCTCGGCCTTGTCGAACTGCTCCAGGTTGCGGACGTTGAGCAGGTGCGTCAGCGAGAACGAGGCGTCCGTGGTCGCCAGCGACTCCGCCAGGTCGACCTCCGCGCGCTGAGCGGCGAAGCCGCCCTGCGCCAGGGCGCCGACCATCTCGGTCATCCGCAGGTACTTCCGCTCGGTGACGAACGGGTTGACTTCGAGGCGGTTCTCGCAAGTCAGGTCGATGGCGGTCATTCTGCCACTCCGATCTCGACGGGTGCGACGCCATCGACGATGTAGCCGTCGTCGATGATGCCGACGTAGGTGTTGTCGACCGCGGGGCTGCCGCCGTCGTCTGCCGCCAGGGTGAGCCCCGTGATGACGCCCGAGGTGACCGTGGCGTAGACCTTCGTGCCCTGGTTGGTGCCCGCACCGCCGTTCGGCGTGGTCTCGCCGTCAGTGACGCCGGTCACCTCGAACAGCCACGAGCCGTCGCGAGCCACGACCGCGATGCCGCTGTCATAGCCGACGCCGGCCGAGCGGCGGGTGACGGAGGTGAGGCTGCCGGGAAGGTTCGACGTCTCGGTGCGGGTCGTGCCGCCCGAGTCAGCCAGCGTAACGCCGATCTCGCCGTTCTGCTTGTTGATGACGGGGGTGCCGCCGAAGACGCCCACCCCGACATCCCAGCGCCGGGTCTTGGACTCGGTGTACTTCTTGTACAGGTTGTCAGCCACGTCACCACCCCTTCGGAAGCGTTGCGGCGGCGGTCTTCGCGCCGGTCCCGCTCTCGTGGAGGCGGCCCGTGTAGCCGCCCTCCTCGGACTCCTGAAGGCGCGCCTTGGCGGCCTCCAGGATCTTGACGTCGTCCGCCTTCGCGGTCTCGATCGCCTTCGTGACGTCCTCGCCCGTGCGCGCGCGGGCCTTCAGGCCCTCGGCGGTGGGCGCGAGAAGACCGGCGGCGTCGATCGCCTCGACCTGCTTCTCGTAGTCCGAGACGGCCTTCTCGGCGGCGGCCTCCAGAGCCTCGGCGTCAACCTTGGCCTGAGCATCCGCCTGCTTGGCGGTCTTGGACTCGTTCACGAAAGCGATGATCGGCGCGAGTGCGGCTTCGAGGAGCCGGGTCACCAGCGCCTCAACGGCCTTCTCATCCATGTCATCTCCTTCTTCATTCCCTGCCGAGGCTTCGACAGTGGTCTTCCCTGCCGCTTCACGAGCGGCCTCGATCTTCCGGTCCAGCCCGCTGCCGGGGCGCCCGGCGTAGCTGACCATGTCGATCGAGTTGGTCCGGTTCGGCAGGAACGCGGTCACGACGCCGTTGTCGTCACGTTCCGCCCATGCGTAGATGCTCAGTTCGCCGTCTTCGCCGATGGACTCGACGACGTCCTTCCAGTGCGCCAGAATTCGCACGGGGGCCTTGACCTTCTGCTCTTCGGCATCCCAGTAGGCATCGGCCTCCAGCACGCCCCACTGATCGCGCGGGTCACGGTCGCCCGCGCCCTCGCCGTCGCCAGGATGCTTGAACCAGAGCTTCGTGCCCTTGGGCCACGCGCTGCCCGCGTCTCGCGCGAGAACTTCGGGAACGTAGGTGCCCGAACTGCCGACGCCAGGCGTGATGACCGTCACGAGCCACTTGCCCGCAGCCGACGCCAGAAGACGCGCGGAGTGCTCCGTGATCAGCGTGGGCTTCGGCATATCGACCAGTTTAGGAATGATTTAGTCGACTAATCTGCTCCAGGATCAGGTCAAGAAGCTGCTCTGTGCGCATTGCGGAAAGGCCCTCGCCGACCTTGTCGTCCCGGAGGTCATGGGCGCCGCTGTTTCCCGTGCCCTTTCGAGCACCCTGATCAGGCGCCGCCGTGGTGGGCGGCGTCGTTCCGTCGGCGTCGACATCCGGCCGGGCGAGAGACTTCTCGTTGTTCGGGAGCATGACCCCCTCCGGCCACTTCTCGCTGTCGGTGATGATGTCGAGCAGATCGAGCAGCCGCTCACGGATCTCGCCGGGGTGCAGGAGCCCGGTGTTCCACCCGAGGGCAATGGCCTGAAGCTCGCGGTAGAGGTCGACTTCGTCCAGTGCGGGGAAGGTCACCGCGGGGTTCTCGACGCCCATCCAGCGCAGCACGCGCTGGAAGTAGGCCGCCCAGGACTTCTGCCGCGACACCACTGCGCGCTTGGTCGGCAGGTCCAGGTTCGATGCCGAGCCATAGGACGAGCCGGCGGCGCCGGGATCGGAGAGAAGGTGCACGATCGACACCTGAACGCCGGTTGCGACCATCGCGGCGAGCGGGCGCCCGGAGTTGAAGTCATACCCGCGTCCCGCCGTCGGCAGGCTGGTCAGTTCCCCTGCGGATACGACGGCCTGTCCGGCGCCGGTCGCCGAGGCCAGCTGGATCTTGGCGTTCTCGCCGCCCTTCTTGCTCGGCACGGTGGCCTTGAACGCGATGGAAGCGAGCGCGCGGCTCATGATGTACCCGTGCTTCAGGAACTCGCTGTAGAGCTTCGCCCAGGCCACCACGGCGACGGCGTCGGGGATGCCGAGCGCCCAGCCGACCTGCCGGTTCACAGCGTGCACGATGAAGGTCTGGGTGTGATCGACCGGATCGCCCTGGATCTGCCGCTTGGCGCGATCCCTGAGTGGCTGGGGGCAGTCGTCGGTGTAGTACCAGACGTTCTTGACGACCTTCTTGCCGGTCCGATCCGTCTGCGTCCAGGTGCGCCGCCAGGCCCAGACCTCATCGCCGAAGTCGGGATTGGTGAGCAGGTTCGTGATCTGAGAGAGCGGGACGCGGCGGAGGATCTTGGTCTTGTTGTCGCCGAGGAGGAAGAACTGCCCGTCGCTGTACTCGGCGCGCTCCATCTCCTCGTGTGCGGTGTCGGAGAAGACGTTGGCCTGGTTGATGCTGTCCTCGAACGCCTCGAACGTGCGATCTGCGGCGCTCTTGGGGCCGCTGCGCGCGCCGTAGCTTTCAGGCTTCAGATCGGGCAGCTTGATGCCCTTGGACCAGACGTACGAGTGGCGCAGCTGGGCGCCGCGGTCGATGATGGGCGAGCGCACCATCGCCTTGCGGATCTCCTGCGAGATGTCCTGAAGCTCGGCTAGCTGGAAGCCGCCGTCCTCATGCGCCCCGCCGAGGATGTGCGTCCAGTTGCGGTCCTCGATGTCGAGCGCGCGGTTGAGCGCGGCAAGGGTCTCCAGGACGAGACTATCCTCGCGACCCAGGATCTCGAACACCTCACCCGCCCGCTCCGCAGCAGCCTCGGGGGACAGTTCCAGGAGTGTCATGCCTCCATTCTGAGAGAATTAGTCGGCTAATCCGGGGCTACCAGGGCATATCCTCGGCGTCCATCTCGTCAAGGAACAGTTCTTCAGGATCGGCCCGCAGCGTGTCGCCGGGGCTCACGCCGCCCCGCTCAGCCTCCAGCGCCGCATCGACATCCAGCACGCTCATCATGGCCGCATCGGCGCGGTCGGGGGAGCCGCCGAGCACGGTCTTCATGTCGGACTTCTTGTCGATCTTGATGGCGCCGCTCACGAGCGTGTACGTGATGAGCATCAGCTCGTCCGACAGCTGCGTGTCCTCGGGGTCGAGATCGATCAGCCCATCGAGCATCCGCGTGTTGAAGTAGTCGTGAATCTCGTCGCGCCAGATGCGCCAGCGGGAAAGGTCGGTCGACGAGCGGCTGCCGACGACGCGGATGACCTCGTAGGTCTTGTTCGCGAACTCCTCCAGGCGCATCAGGTCCGTGGCGACGCCGGAGCCGATGGCGTTGCCGTCGACGCGCACCTCGCTGGCATTCGTGTACATCGCGATCGCGTGGATGCGGCGGGCTGCCGTGAGCGTGTCCTCCTTGGTCCACACGCCGGTCGTCTCGCGCCGCTCGTCGCCGTCCATGTAGGGGATGGTCTTGTCGAACAGGCGGACCCGGCCGCCATTGTTCACGTAGACCACGCTCTCGTCGTCGCCGGTCGTAGCGATGTCGCAGCCGAGCTTCGGGCGAGCTTCGGGGTCGGGCTCGATCTCGGTGTTCAGCGCCCTGCTGATCGCCTCTTCGGTGAAGAAAGTGTTGTCGGCGTCGCCAGGGAACTCGCCTTGCACCTTCGACCTGAAGCGCCCGTTCGGGGTGCCGCCCGCCCGGCGCATCTCCTGGAACTGCTCGTCGAAGTACAGTTCCCCGCCGGTCATCCAGACCCGCTCCTTGTGGCAGATCCAGGACGCCGAGGTAAGGCCCTTCATGAGCATCGCTTGCTTCTCGGGGTCGTCGGGGTAGACGATCTCGCCCGTCATCGTCGGCAGGTCGTAGGCGCTGATCGTGAAGAGCTGCGCCTCCGCCATCTCGGACTCCAGGGTGAACTTCTTGTAGAACTCCGTGGCGCGCCGGTCGGGGTTGCCGATACCCACCATGCGGGCTTCGCCCGACGTGGTCAGCGCGTCGATCGCCGTGAAGATCTGCTCATCCACACCGCCCGCCTCGTCGAGTACGAGGAGGGATCGGCCGCCCTCACGCCGGATGCCCTGGAAGGTGGACACAGCATCTTGCGGCGCCGGCACGGCCGCGATGGCGATGGAGATGTTGCCACCGAGCGTGCGGAACTGCCAGAGGCCCTTCTCCGAGATCCAGCCCGGCCACGGGCGTCCCTCCTTGCGGAGCGCACGGGCGCGCATCTCGCCGTGCGCCTTCTTGAGGTACATGAAGACGCCCTGCTCAACCTGACGGCCGGTGGGCGCCGTGACGATGGCGAGGTTGTTCTCGACGGGATCGAACACGGTATTCCACCACATGACCCAGCGGGATGCGTTATACGTCTTGCCCGTGCCGTTCGCGGACTTGATGAACGTGCGAGGCTTGGGGCCGAAGAGCGCCGCCTCGCTGATCTCCGCCATCTTGCCGTACATGCGCTCGCCCATGACGTCGGACAGCCAGGCGGCGAAGTCGCGCCGGTAGATCGCCTTCTGGGACTTCTGGCGCATCTCCTCGTGCACGAGGGAGAAGATCTCGGGCGTGAGGAGGCTCACTCCTCAGTCACCCCTTTCATGACCTCCCGCTCGGCATGCAGCAGCGCCTCGGTGGTCAGTTCGGCCCAATGCTCATCGCTGATCTGCTCGCGCAGGGCACCGCGCAGGTAGCTCAGCGCGATGTCGTAGGCGCGCACCATCTCGTGAGCCACGTTCGCGCTGTAGCGCTCGACGTCGACCTTCGCAGCGGCACGGCGGGCGTCCAGGCGGCGCCCCTGCTCCCGCAGCGTGGCGAGCTGGGCGCTGATGTTGTCCAGATTCAGGAAGCCCTGATTCGCCAGTTCCAGTTCCAGCCGGGACGTGATGTTACGCAGCTTGCGGAGGACGAGTTCTTCCTGCTGAGCGGCCGTCAGCCAATCGACGGACAGCACCTTCTCGGCGCGCTCGCGGATGACGCTCGCCGGGACGCTGCCGCCGAACTGCTCACGACTGATGTCGACGGGGGAGTACAGGCCGATGTACAGATCAATCGCGCGGTCGATGGCCTCCCAGTCATACGCGGACGCAATGATTCCCTCCATTCGCCCAGTTTAGCTGGCTATTTGTTCATTTAGTCGGCTAAACTGACCTCAGTCACTATGGTGGTGACCTCCTGGGTCGGCAGGCCCCTTGCGTATCCCCAGCTCCTCCTCTGTTGTTGCCGGACGCAAGGGGCCTGTCGTGTTCCTCAGGACTTCTTCGCTGACTTCCGGGGTGCGCTGATCCCCAGGTCGACATCCTCCTGCTGGAGCTTCGCCTCCAGTTCCGGGTCATCCAGGTCGCTGTAGTCGATCTGCTCGGGCTGCTCGGCGGCGACCTCGAACACGGGCGCCGGCAAGGGTGGCGCCCACACGAAGTCGGGCTTGATGAGCGCCCACTCCAGCAGATCCTCGCCGAGCGCCTTGATGTCCTGCCGACGATGGTTCGGCCCGGTCGAGTAGGGCGTGAAAGTGTCGGGGCGCCCGTGCAGAACCCAGATCGAGTTCGGCTGCACGGGCGCTCCGACATGCTGCGAAAGCGCGATGAAGAAGTCGACCAGGGCGTCCCGCTGGTCGCGCTGAATCGCCATCTCCCAGTAGAGGCCCGCCAGCTGGCGCAGGAAGAGCACCGAGCCGAGGATAGTCTGTCGACGCAGCTCGTCAGGCGTCATGCGGCCCGCCTGGACGTCGAGCAGCAGGGGAAAGCAGTCGACGATGAGGTCGATGAAGTCGGTGGTCTTCGTTGCCACCTCCCGCTCGCTGAGCGTCGCCTCCATGACCTTGCCGACGCGCCCCCAGAGACCTACGGAGCATGTCTTGGTGATCTCGGCGAGGTGCTTCAGCGAGAGCAGGTTCGGCCCCGAGCGGCCCAGCCGGTCGTTCTCCATGTCGACCCGTCCATCGAGCAGGGGGTGCTCCAGGATGATCGGAAGCGCCCGGTTGACGACCTTGCGCTGGTCGAACTGGCTCTTCACCGAGACCGAGATGCCCTTGGCGTTGTTGGCGATGTCGAAGAACATCTGGCGCCACTGCTCGACGCTGTCGGTCACCTGGATCTCGATGCTTGCGCGCTCCGAGTAGAAGCGATCGAGCAGCGCCTGCTGCTGGTCGATCGTGGCCTGCGCCTCGGCCTCAAGCCGTGACCCCTTGCCTTCGACGCGAGCGGCGCGGGAGCGCTGATCGCGCGCCTTCTCCAGGGCCTTCTGGATGCGATCGAGAGCGAGATGAAAGCCGAGGATGCGGTGCTGTCCGTCGAGGATCTGGATGTTCATGCCCTCGCGCTTGGGGTAGCTGACCACGCCGAAGTTCACCCCGCCCGAAGAGATCGCCTCGTCCTGCTCGAACGTGAAGATGTTCGGGGCGCGCAGGATGAGCCCTGGGATCACCCACGACTCCTGTTCGAGGTAATAGCTGGCGAAATCGTTCGCGCGCGACGCGCTGACGCGCCGGTTGCCCGGCGACGGACTGTTCGGACTGGGCGCACCCACGAGGCCTACGATCTCCGCGGGCGTCAGGGCGAGCAGGTACACCGTACGGCCGCCCTGCTTGTAGCGGGTCGCGAAGAAGCGCTCGTCAGTGGTGTATTCGGCAACAGGTCGTGCCATCGGGACTCCTGGGTTAATCGGCTAAATACGTAGCGTAGTTGTTACCCATGCCGCTTGCAACCGCGTGGAAACCTGATCTATTGTTTCGTACAGATGTTCGAGTGTTGGACGACCAGGAGGCAGACGGTGAAGGACATGATCCGACTGAAGGAGTTCGACGGCGGGCGGGACGTGCACATAAGCAGTGACCCGGACTCCGTCTACCTCGAAGTCGCGGGTCACTGCTACCAGTTCGATCGCGCGATCTTCGCACGCGCCGTCACTCAGGCGCTCGCGATGGCCGCCTCCTGATCGCGGGCGATGATGAGGAGGACGAGGTAGCCGATCAGATCCATGACAGTGTCGTCGCCGGGGTACTCACTGCCGCGCGCCAGGCGCGACAGCTTGTCGTCGATGCGGACGCGGATCTGCTCGTCGGCCGGCGCCTTCGAGAAGATGCGGACGGGGTCGAGAGCGGAATCGCCGTAGGCGGCGTTCTTCTCGATCAGCATGTCCGCCACGCGGCGCACGGTTTCGGCGAAGCGCTCGCTCACTGGATCTCCCCCAGGAGACGCAGGAAGGCGCTCACGGGGAACTCGTCCGGCCACGGCTTCCTGACCCGGCGCTGATACGTCCCGTACGGCACGCCGTCATGCTCCAGCTCGATCAGGTCGGGCTCATCGGCGACGGTGACGTATCCCGCCTCGTCCGATCCGACCATGAAGAAGTCGTACGGGTCGATCCCGAACGTCTCCAGCAGATCGCTGGCGGCTTCCCACGGGGGCTTCTCCTCGATCATGCCTCCACCCTCGACAGCGCTGCGGTGTCGACCAGCAGCGTATCGGCGCCGAGCCGGACGATCGCAGTGCCGGGCTCGGCGTACCTGACGAAGGTCACACGGCGCACGCGGTCGACGTAGACCGTCTCGCCGGGCTGGAACGCCGCGCTCACTCGGGCACCGCCTCAAGGACGATCCGCGTGCCGTCGGCGTTACGGTAGACGTTCCACGGGGCGGGTGCGGCCGCGGGCGCGACGAACTTCTTCAGTCCGAATCGCCCCCGCTCGTCGGGCTTGATGACGGCGACGAGTCGCTGGGTGGGTTCGGTCATGGGGTCTCCTTCACGATGGCCGTGTGGTAGGGGCGCAGCCGCTCCAGCAGGGCGGTGCGCATGCTGCCGCTGTCGCGATCGATCAGCGTCGCGTACTCGGTGGCGGCGTCGCTGCGCAGGATGCGCGCGATCTTGTAGAGGCGGGGCGGCATGGTCGCCTCGCCGACGGTCACGATGTCTCCGGGCTTCATGGGCGCTCCTCGCTCTCGCGGATTAGCTGACTAATACCCTCGATCTCGTCGGGCAGGAAGCTGTACTCAGGGGTCTTGGGCGCGCAGGCCGTTTTGATCGCGAGAAGCAGCTGGCGCGCGTCGAACCAGCCGACCAGGTTCACCGCCCCGTCGCGATCATCGCAGGTGTCGGGGTCGAAGCAGGGGTCGACGAACGTGATGTGCACCTCGGGCACGTCCGTGTTCCCGTTGCCGCCCGAGACGTACAGCGCCGGCCTGTCATCCGGGTGCGTGTCGTCGAACCCCGTCGCGTCAACCCGGATCATGCGTAGCCACCGCCCTCCGGCCAATCGTCGATATACCGGAGCAGGATGAGCAGGACCACGACGGCGAGCGCGCCGAAGATCGTGATGCCCCCTGCGATCAGGTCGCTGCTGATGATCATGAGTCACCTCCTGGCCCCGTGGCCGGCGTGGCAGGGGCGAAGATCGGCCACGGCAGCCCCTCGGCGACGAGCGTCTGCCACCGCAGCACGTACTGCGTCGACTGGGCCGTGCGATCCTTCGCCGACTCCGGGCTCGTCAGGACCGCGATGTAGCCCTCGATCGCGTTCGGCGGCAGGCGGTGGTAGTCACCATCGCGCACGCCCCCGAAGACCGGCACCGTCTCCTTACGGCTCATCAGGGATCTCCTTCCCTAGCGCGACCCAGAGCATCAACGTGCTCAGGCGTCGCAGTTCGTCCACCGGGAAGCCCTTGGGCCACTCCCGGCGCCTTCGCAGCATGGTGGGTTCGCTCGTGTTCGGGTCGAGCTTCGGCTGGCCGAAGCTGTCGCGCACGACTTCGTCGTAGCCGTCGTCATCCCATCCGTCATCGAAGATGTTCGCAGGGTCCAGGCCCCACGCCTTCAGGAGCTTCTTGGTGCGATCCGCCAGCCTGTCGTGCGTCAATGCGCGGCTCATGCGTCCTCCAGGGTCCAGCCGCAGCCTTCGATGGCGGACTTGAGGGCGTCCAGAGCCTCTGCCGCGGTGCCTCCCGAGCGCGCCATCTGGACCCTCTCGCCAGAGGGGAGGTAGCCATCCAGTTCCGCGGTCCAGTCGCTGTAAGAGATGATGTCGTCGAGCGCGTAGTCGACATCTTCACTCAGTGTGATGTCCGACCGCTTCACCACGACGGCGCTCATGACAGCGACCCCGACACGCTGAGGCCGCTGAACGCGATGAAGGCCAGTGCCCCGTAACGGTACGTGATCCGCCCGACCGGGTCCGGCTCGTCCTGTCCGGGCCGGTCGACGATCAGATCGACGTTGTAGAAGTGATCGCTGAGGGGCCTGCCCCGATACGGCTGCTCGAAGATCTCATCAAGATGCTGGATCAGGTCGGCGACCGCCCTGAGTTCGTCCGGGTCGAGGGCGGGGTCGTGGGTGCTCATCTCAGAACTCCTTCCCGCCGTGGCGCTGTCCGCGCGTGGCGTTAAACGTCAGCTTCTCCGAGATGATCGACGCCAGGTCGATCCCGGCCTCGTCGGCGAAGTCGAATGCGCGGATCACCACGTCAGCGAGTTCGCTGGGGACGCCTTCGGGCTTGAAGGCCTCATCCGGGAACGCATTCACGACCGTGCCTTGCCCGTCGATGCAGGGGGCGCTGGGGTAGTACGTCTCGTCGACCGCGTGGCCGTGGCGCAGCTCCTCGATCGCCTCCGACACCTCGGAGCCGATCAGGGCGAGCTTGGCGACGTAGTAGTTGCGCCGGAAGGACGGGAAGAGCGAGACGAGGGGGTTGATGATCTTCGTCACGATCTCGGGGATGTGGATTCCTGCGAGTTCGACGGGGAACTGCTTGAGCCGTTCCCCCTCCTCGTGGAACCCGCGCTCCCTGTTCCCGGCGCCGATGGCGTCCTGGATCTCGCGCAGGGTGTCGATCTGATGTGGCTGAAGTGCCGTCATGCTGTTCTACCTCCTGGGGTTGTGCCACTAATCTACCGCGTTTAGTCGACTAAATGGGGGGATTGCCCCACTGAAACCAGGTCAATTCAGGACGAATGTGATCCGGTTTCAGCGGGGTGAGGTCGACGAGGTCAGTAGCACTGCACCTTGGTGACGCGGAACGAGCCGCCTAGCGCGAGACAATGAAGTCGACGGTAATCAGCTTGCCGTCCTTGATGGTGCACTGGTAGTCGGAGCGAACCGTGGCGCCGAACCCGTTCTGCGAGTCGACGACGCCCTGCGCGATCCAGTCCCCGTCGATGTAGGCCGCCGAGGCTTCGAGGAAGGGAAAGTCTGCTGTGGAGGGGGAGCGGAGTTGCTTCTTGACCGCCGCCTGGCAGTGAACGATGGCTTCGCCGTCATCAAGCCCGTCGGTTGCCGCCTTCTCTCGGTTGGCTGCCTGCGTGGAGAACCAAGTGCCGACGCCAACCAGGGCGACCAGGATGAGAAGGACGATAAGGCACCCTCCGCAGCCGGTCTTCTTCGGCGTGGGCTGCGGGGCGCTTGGTGTGGGAGCGGTCGGAGCGGCCGGTGCGGGAGCGGCCGGAGCGGGCTGTGTCGCGCTCGTCCAGGACTCACCCGTCCACCAACGCTGGACGCCGGGGTTGTCGCCGTCCGGGTACCAGCCAGGCGGGGGAGTGGTCATGCGGGGCTCCTTGGGGTCAGAGCGATCGTAGCAGTGCGGAGGCGAGGTGAGTGGGCAAAGGCCCCGATAACGCATTGGCATTGAAAAGAATTATGCGGCATTGCTTATTGTGGGGTAAAGGCCCCAATGGTCATTGAATAGCAAGAAAAAATGTGAGGGATGAATAGCAATAGAGCCTTGCTTATCCGGGGAAAAGACCCCAATGACTATTGAATAGCAAGAAAAAATGTGAGGGGGCACCCCGCCCCGCCTCACCGTGCCCGCCGCCCTTACAATCTGGCATGTCTGCCAGCTGTACTACTCGCCGCCGCATAACGTCGCGCTATTGGCCTCTATGCCGCGCTATGTCACCTGACCGTTACCATTCCGTTATGCGCATTGCCCATTCCAGCGTGCAATTCATGAATCATTCTGCTATTCTGTTCTTACACAAGCAAAGTGTCCCCGCGCTAGCTGGAACTAGCCGGGGACGTGATCACTACCTGTTGAAGGGAACTAGTGATGTCCATCATCGTACCCCATGCGCCCCTTGCCGCGCACCTCACGTCCACCTCACCGGACCGGCCTATCGTCGTGCGCGCGCACGCCCGCCGCACGCGGGCGGCATGCGCGGCCTCTCGCCCCGCGTGCGTCGACATGACCACGGGTGAGCCGGTCCCCGCGCGCGTGGCACAGCTCGTGCTGGCGCAGCGTGCGCGCGTTGAGCGAGCGCGTGACGCGCTCAACGCGCTCGATGCCATCTCCCCCCGGCATCCGGGACGTGAGAGCGCGTGGGACCGCGTATGCGTCGAGACGGGTGCGCTCTATGCGCTCATGGAACACTTCGAAGTCGCACCCTTCCCAGCTGTCGCGTAGCGCCACTCCGCTCACCCGCATCACTCGGCACGGATGCCGCGGGCATGATGCCTACCGAGACGGCGCTCTGAGCGCCTAGCATCCCGCCCCCCTACCGGCATAGCCGAATTAGTCCACTAACGCGCCTACGGGGCGCACAGCCCTCCCGAGAGGTAACCACCATGAGCCCCGACACTATGGCCGGTATCGTCGCAACAGTCCTCAATGTCAAGAGTGCGACCGCCTACGCGCCGCGCGACCCTGCCCACGGCATCGTCGTCATTCCCGATGAGGTCTGGATCGGCGGCGCTCTCATCCACTACGTGCGGATCAATACGCCGACCGAGCACAACTACCCGACCGCCGTCGAGCTGCACACCGATAACGGCACCTATGACAGCGACCCTGACGGCTACCCTGACGGCTACCCCGGCGAGCGCGTCGCCTATCGCATTCTGTCCGCCATTCTCGCCGTCGCCACTGCATAGCTATCCCCGAGAGGTAACCGCCATGACTGACCGCAACCTCCCAAACACCGACATCCTCGCCGGCTACGGCACGAGTAAGGCCGCACGCGCATACCGTGCGCTTGTCGACGCCTACGGGCACGACGGATCTTGCGACGCCTACGCGCTCAACCGTGACTCGCACTGGACAGACGTCGTCAGACAGGCCTACCGGCACGGCGACATCGACAGTGAGGGGAACCTGACGTGAGCACGCGACGGACGAACGTCCTACGCCATGCATCCGACGAAAAGCTCCACGACACCCTGCGGTCATGGTCGCGACTCTACGATGACAGGCGCCGCGAACGGCTGACAGACGGTATCCGCAAAGCTCGCCGCGTCGGCTGGACGTACGGCCTCATCGCCGACGCCCTGCGAATGCATCCCACGACCGTCAGCCGCATGCATCGAGCATGGCAGGACAAGCACTACCCGATCTAGGACGCGCTAGGCGCCTCGCTGACGTGCTAGAGCAAGCGAGGCGACCTAGAACCCTAGGGGCGACCGGCAAGCTCGCGAGCGGGGCGAAGAGCTAGGCACCGATTCACCGACCGGCGAGGAGCTAGGCACCGAGGCACCGACCGGCGAGGAGCTAGGCACCGACCTCCGAAGAGCGAGGAACTAGGCACCGAGGCACCGACCTCCGAAGAGCGAGGAACTAGGCACCGATTCACCGACCTCCGAAGACTCGAACCACCCTGAGAACTCGCCCCGAAGACTTGACAACCTAGCCAACATCGACTATCACGCGCGTGCGCGCGCGTCGCGAGGCGAGAGGACTCGAAAGAATCAAGCTGACATAATAATTCCCGGTTTCGAGTTGCACAGCTCTCTACCCCCATCACTACTAAATAACCCAACACACCTGTAATTCACTAGGGACATAGATGCATCTCTGATTTTGAAGCCAACTTCCGCGAGATTCCGCGGAAGTCGTCTCAGCCCTAGCCTACGTATATGACCGCTAGACCATCTCAGCGCCTCAGAAACAGAATTACAGGACTTCAAAACCGGACAGGACATCCTAGCGATCCAACCCACTTCCAGAACGCGATAACCCTGTTCTCCACTCTACGCATTTAGCCGCTGGACTACATGCGTAGACAGGCCAGAATTATCAGTGCAGTCGCCGCCAACCCGCTGTCCCCGTCGGCGACCTCACTCCCAGCCACTGAGAATCATTCTCAGTACACAGATTTAGTCCGCTAAACCTTGCAGATTAGTGAACAGTCCACTAATCTTGAATCAACACCTCAACCCAGGAGGAAAACACCATGACCGACTACACCCGTACCGCTACCGCCCGCCGGCAGGCAATCGAGAACCGCCGTCAGCGCGCCCTGAAGCGCGGCGCGCTGACGCTCACCCGCAACGGCTCGGTTCGTTCGATGACCGCCGCCCCGTCGCTGAAGGGCCGGGGCCTGTGATGAGCAACCAGAGCCCGCGCCGTGCCTATCGCGCCACGCTGACGCGTCGCCAGTACCGCGCGCACCTGTCGTTGACCCCGGCGCAATTCCTCGCCACCATCGAGAGCGAGCTAGAGCGCCGCTACCCCGGATCGGATCAGTTTGAGGCGTTCGAGAAGGCAGGTGGTGACACCGAGAACGGCTCCGACTACCTCGCGCACTGGGGCGAGTACTGGACAGCGAAGATGCAGGAGGCGGGCGCATGAGCGGCTACAGGAACCCGCTGGACATCATCAGCGCCGATTACGATCTGCCGCATGGATATGACTCATGGGGGATCAAAAGCGTTGGGTTCGACGGTCGCACGAAATACGGTTTTGAATGGCCGGCACCGGGCGGCGAGACAGCCCGCTATGGACTGGACGATCACGAGTCGTCATGCCCGCGGCGCGAAGGCGATGGGCTCTGTGTAGCTACGACGTGGCGCGGCATGGCGTCGGGCGGCTATCGGGCGCTCTGCCTTCTCCTTGTCGCCTACCGCGCAAGCGAAGCGCGCGGGGATGAGCCGGGCAAGCTCCGAGTGCCGCAGGTGGCAGTGGTCGCGCGGATCGACGGGGAGCAGTTCATCCGGCAGGCGGACCTCTCGCGCGCGAACCTCTCGGGCGCGGCCCTCTCGGGCGCGAACCTCTGGGGCGCGAACCTCTGGGACGCGAACCTCTCGGGCGCGAACCTCTCGCGCGCGAACCTTCGGCGCGCGAACCTCTCGGGCGCGGCCCTCTCGGGCGCGAACCTCTGGGGCGCGAACCTCTGGGACGCGAACCTCTCGGGCGCGAACCTCTCGCGCGCGAACCTCTCGGGCGCGGCCCTCTGGGACGCGAACCTTCGGCGCGCGAACCTCTCGGACGCGAACTTCCGGAATGCGGACCTTCCCGCAAGCTGGACCGTCGAAATGGTGCGCGAGAGGGGTGGCATCGCATGAGCTACCGCGAAACCGCCCGCGCATTCGCCACGGCAGAGAGCAATAACCACCCCGCACACGGCGGGCAGGCCGCCGACTCCCTCCCCGTGTCCGACTGGGCCGAGTCCCGCCGCGAGCACATGACCCCGCAGACCATCGCCGCGAATCACGCGCTGCACGTCGAGAGCGCGGCGGCAGAGCTGCGCGAGGCGCTGTGGAACGCAGACGTAGACAACCCTATGCAGCGCCTAGCCCTGCTCGCAGACGTAGAGGACGCCGCCCGCGCCTTGCTCGCCGCAATCGGGGAGGGGGAGGGCGCACGATGACGCATTGGAACGGCGACCGCCCTGGAAACCCGGATGAGTGGGCCGAGAAGATCACGAAGGTTGCAATTGAGCGTAGCGACGACCCATTGACGCCCTGGCACATCTGGGGGCGCGACTATGAGACAGGCGCGGTCACGGAGGATGTCTGGGATTTCCCCACCTTCACCGAGGCTGTCGCCGCGATCCCCGCATTCTTTGCCGAGCGCGCGCACAATGCCCTCGCCGCCATGACCGAGAAGGAGAACGCACGATGAACGAGTACTACCGACAGGGCGCGATGAACTGCCCGACGTGCCACGCAGAGCTGACCGAGCGGAAGAATCCCACCCCAGAACAGGCGTGGTGCGGAACCTGGCTCGATCACCCGACGCAGATTTGGGGGACATGCGACATGGGGAATGTCCTAATCCCGTCCGCCGTCCTGACCGACAAGGAGAACGCACGATGAACGAGTACTACCGACAGGGCGCGCTGAGCGTCCGGCGGGTGAACGGCTTCCCTGGCGGCTTCGCGGTCTACTTCGACCACGGCGCAGAGCAGCGCACGGAAGCCACAATCGTTCCGGCCCGGACACCGAACGCGAAGCACCCCGATTACGTCGGCCAGGAGCAGCCCTACGGCGGAAACTTCCGCACCAAGACCGGCGCGCGCCAGTACATGCAAGCGGTCGCAGAGTCGGGCATCCTGCCCGCCGACCGCCCCGCCACCACGGCAGAGATTCGCGCTCTGCGCGACTGGATCGAGAGTGAGAACGCACGATGACCCGCTACGGCATCCGCACCGAGTACGACGAGGGCACCGCCAAGACTGTGCCGCTCACAATCTGGTCCGGCTCTTTCATGGGCACATGGGAGGCGCGCGGCACGACCCGAGACGGCGCCCGCCGCGCCACGTTCCACGACTATAGCGGCGAAGCGTGATGCCTTCCTCGCCTCGGGCGGCATGAGCGTTCACGAGCTGAACACCGATGCACTCCCGCTGCGAGGGACGATCGCCTGGTTCGGCTGGTACGTCGGCGGCACCGGCTGGGAAGAGATTCCCGACGTGCGCCTCGTGCAGCACCCGCATGCCCCGCAGAGCTTCGCGTTCATCCCCAAGCACAAGCGCCTGCCGCGCGAGTTTAGCGGCGGGGAGCTGTACTTCCGACCACGAGACACCAAGAATTAAGGAGCTAAACCACCATGCGCATTCGCATCATCATCGACACACTGGACGCCGACGCGAACCCGGATTCGCCGTTCACGCTCAATGTCTACAGGGACGACGACGACGACACGCCGAGCCGCGAGCCGCTGGAAATCGGGGACGAGGGCTCATGCCTCGTCGGCTACCGGATCGGGCACCTGCTGGGCGCTCTCGGCCTGCACTGGGATCACGGCGGCGTGCTGGATCAGGCAGGGCAACCGTTGCCGCGCACCGGCAAGGAATGGCTTGACGACGAGAGGAGGGAGCGCGGCGCATGAGCATCAAGACACCCGAGCAGGTCGCGGATGAGCAGCTGAGTCACTTCGGGATCGGCGTGCATGATCCCTCGCGAGCGATCACCGCCGCCGCGATCACTGCCGCTATCAAAGCTGATAGCGCGCAGCGCCCGACGCGCCGCGTGCACATTGTGTTCGATGGGCCGCCCGCCCACGAGTCGGGCCGGTTCGTTGAGGTGGAGACGCCGGACGGCGAGAGCATCAGTCTGGGGAAATGGCTGCGCCGTCCCAATGGCTGGTGGGCGCTTGAGATCGAGGTGCCGGCATGACCACCATCACGATCCACTACCAGAGCCCCGAGGGCGACCCGTTCAAGGTCCCCCGCCCGCATCGCGTGGACATCGACGAGCAGGGGTGCGCCGGCCTCGTGCGCGGCGGGGAGATCGGCCCCGCGGGCTACCTGCTGGGATTCTGCCCGACTGTGACGCCTGACCCGGATAGCTGGGGGGAGCTGATCCTCGCACATCAGCTCTACGACGGTGACGTTCTGCCGCGCGACTTGATCGGCTACTACCCCCAGTTCACGGGATCGGGCGAGGAAACCATGTTCGGCTACGACATGAAGATCGACCGAATCGAGGTGTCGGCATGATCCCCGATCTCATTCACGCCTTCTACGTGCTCGACGGCGACATCCCGCACGGCGCGTTGCGCTTCCCGCGACCGGACGAGCCCGGCCTCGCAGAGCTGACTCTTGGCGAGTGCCGCCTGGCGATCGGCGACGACGAGCTGGAGGACGGCGACGGCGGGTTCACGTACACGGTCACGGCGCTTGACGGCGACGTGATCGAGCACGACGGCGGCGTGGGCGACGAAGCGGCGCGCCGCGTGATTCAGAGGTTCATCAACGAATGGAAAGAGGGCAGGAAATGAGCAATGTAACCGACCTTTACGGCCCGCAGGGCGCCGAAATCGCGGCTTTCATCGACCGCGTCGTGCAGCTGACCGGCGAGGAGGCCGCGAGCCTTCAGGCATCCGCGCCACTGTCGCAGAGCGCCATCGCAATGCTTCAGGCGGGCGCAGCGGCGCGACTGGCGGGCGATGATCGTCTTGCTGGATGGATTCAGGCGCGTAGTGATGCGGCATCGGCGGCGCCCAGCTTGAGCGACTATGTGGGTCGCATCGCCGGAGCGCTCGCGGTTCGCGATCTGATCGGCACGCCCTTCACGCAGGCGCACTACGACCTGCTGACCGCGACGTGGCGCCGCGAGATCGGCCCGATTCACGCGGGTGATGCCCAGTGAGTCGCGCTCAATGGGAAGAGGCGTACCGCGCGCAGCGGGCGCGACTGGAGCGCTTTCCGACGCGCAAGCACCCGGCAGTTAGCGCACTAATCCGCCGCGTGGAGGCGCTGGCAGAGTACGGGCGCAAGCGAGGGTACATCGCGAAATGAACCGCACTGTCACCGCCCTGCTGATCATTGCCGCCGCGCTGGTTGTTCCGGCGCTCATCGTCGGCACGTTCAACGGCTTCTCCCTGCTCGGTGCCCTCGCCGCCGGGGGAGCCATCGCCCTCACCATCTACGGCGCACCGAGCGCCACCAAGGAGTAACCCCATGTTGATGAGATGCACCGATCCCTGGTGCGATCTGCCGCGCGACCACGCGGAGCCGCACGCCCGCTGGGCCGAAGATGCCCAGCGATGGACAGCAATACCGCGAGACGCGGCACGACGGCTCGCAGACGAGGCGCAGCACCTCCTGGACCTGACAGCCGAGCAAGCCGAGCGGTTCCAGGAGTGCGCAGAGCGGGAGCTGGGCGGAATCCTGGCCGCCGAGAGGGAGCCGGTGAGATGAGAATGGAGATGACGATGTTCCCCTACTTGGTGGATGAGGTTCACGAGAAGCTGGTGAGCCAGGGCATCTGGCGAACGGATCGCGAGATCGACCGCGCGATCCTGACGGTCTGGGATGCGGAGTGCTCGCGCGTCGGGTACACGTTCGACCTGATGGCGCACTCGGTGAGCGAGCGCGTCTGGGATGACATGCTGTACCGGGGCGACGGCATCATGAGCCTGCTGGAGGTCGACGTCGACGGCGACGAGCTGGTCGACCGACTGGCGGACGTGCTCGCATGACGCGCCATACGTGGGCCGTGCCCATCACCGACTACGCGCAGCTGGCGCCGAAGTCCGCCGCCGAGGCTGCCGACACCCTGCCGACTGGCATCGTGGCGCCATGCGCCCGCGAGGGTCGCGCGCTCGCAGCGTGGCGCGTGGCCGCTGCCGCGTCCGGCGCCGTCGCGGGCATTGCGGCAGGCGTTGCCGCAATCCTCATCTGAACGAACGAACACAAGGAGCAGTCACGACATGAAGCTGAACGAGAAGCAGCGGGGAATCCTGGACGCCCTCGCAGCCAAGGACGCGGCGTACCGCCACGAGAAGTCGGTCGCGCGCGGGGAGGAGCTGGCGGCGGCGCGCATCCGCATCTCGGATCGTATCCGGGATCGCCTGATCGAGCGCGACAAGGCGGCGGCACTCGCGGACGAGGCGGGTATCCCGCGGAGCCAGATCGCGGCGCAGGGTCTCAGCACGACCAACACCAAGGACGCCCGCCGCGCGATCGCGCACGGCAAGGAGCTGCTGGCCGCCCGCGAGATCGAGGACGCCGAGACCCCGCAGGCGGTCGAAGCAGCCCCGGCGACCTGGCAGATCGAGGACGGCGTACTGACGCTGACGCCGGAGGATCTGGCGCTCTACGCGGCTTTCGTCGGCACCTGGACGATCCCGCAATCGTGGCGGTTCGAGCTGGTCGACGGGCATGTGCGTCCGGCGGACGAGGACGACGACGAGACGTGGCTGAACCCTGTCGTGCAGATCGTCATGGCCCCGAACAGCCCGTGGCGCGAGCGCGTGCGTGCGGCGCTGGACTAGTCCGACTAGCGCAGTTAGTCCACTAAATCGAGTCGGAAGGAGGCGAGTAAGTGGCTGAGAAGCTGACGCTGAGGCCCATGCAGGAAGTGTTCGTGCAGCGCGCCCTGGCAGAGCCCACGGGCGGCGTGCTCGACGGGTCGGATATGGGGGCCGGGAAAACGGCGACCTCCGCCGAGATCGCCTTGCGACTGGGTCTCCCGCGCGTGCTGATCGTCGCGCCGCGCAACACCCTGAAGCAATGGGCCGCGGTGTTCGCCGCGCAGTCTGACGGCGCCGTGGTGGTGCGCCGGATGGACTCGACGGAGCGAGGCATGGAGGCTTTCGAGGACTTCATGGCGGGGAAGCCGGGCTACTTCAGTGCGACGGTGCAGTGGCTCGTGACGCGGGACTTCGCCTACTCGCCCGCCGTTGACGCGGACGGGGAGCCGATCTGGAAGATGAAGAAGTCGACGGGCGAGCTGATCCTGAAAGATGGTGAGCCCATTCAGGAGACTCTGCGCACGCACCTGAAGACCTTCTATCGGAAGGTGCATGTTGATGTGACGATCTTTGATGAGTGCTTCGTCGCGGGAAAGATGGTGGACACGCCGAATGGGCCACGCGCGATCGAAACGCTGAGGCCCGGCGATGTCGTCTGGGGATACGACCACTCCAGCGGCGCGCTGAAGCGGGCCACTGTCATGAACATCATGAAGCGCCAGAGCGCAGACATCTTGCCTACGGGCGCAACAGCAAATCACCCGTACTGGGTGGAGGGTTCAGGCTACCGACCGGCAGCCGACATAGTGGAAGGGGACATGCTTCTTGAGCGAAGTGGTTCTGACGTGCGAGTGGTGCCAGCAGGAGTTCGCGCCGTATCGGGGGAATCGGAAACAGAGATTCTGCTCCCGGCGATGTTCGGCGACATGGCGCATGCGGACGGGCGACTCGGTGGCACTCCGGGCGGGACACAGGGCGTGGCGCGAGTCGGACGAGGGCAGGGTGGCACTGTCTCGGCAGATGATGGAAGCGGCGCGCAAGGGCAGGGCGGCTTCGTCGGAGCGCATGCGAGCGAACAATCCGGTCTGGATGCCTGGCGTCAAGGAGAAGATCGCGGAGACGAGAGCGCGGAACCCCCGGGACTACTCGTACCTGACGGGCGGGAATGGACGAGTGGCAGAAGCGGAGCAGGTGCTCTTCTCAGCGCTTGGTGGCGACTGGGTGATGCAGTTCTCGGTCGGGACCGGCAAGGGCGCGAGGGCGCAGGGGTTTCCCCCGAGCTTCAAGATCGATCTGGCGCTGCCGCAGGTGAAGCTAGGGGTGGAGTGCGATGGGGAGAGCCACAAGAATCCACTCGCGCGGGAGCGCGACCAGCGAAAGACAGCCTTCCTGGAATCGAGGGGGTGGACCATCTTGCGATTCTGGAACCGCGAGATCCTGACCGATACCAGCGAGTGCGTCAGGCGCATCGACGAAGTGCTCCAGTCGATGTCTACAACATAGAGACCGACACCTCGAACTACTTCGTAGACTCGATCCTCGTTCACAACTGCCATGCGATCCAGTCGAGAAATGCGCTCGCGACGCGCACCATGCGCACGATCGCCTCTGATCGCCGGATCGGCCTGAGCGGCACCTGGCACGGCAACAACTTCAGCGGCGCGTATGCGCCCGTGGACTGGGTCTGGCCTGGTCTGCTCAGTCCCTCCTACTACTCGTGGCTGGACGAGTGGGCTGAGGTGAAGATGCAGTGCCCGAAGTGCTTCGCCGACGTCGAGAGCGACGACGAGCAGTGCGGCCGGTGCTACCTGACGTTCACGCGCAAGAAGCGGCCGATCTCGTCGGTCGTGGGCGAGAAGAATCCCGGCGCCTTCGTGAAGAGCCTGCCCTGCTACTTCCGCGCCGAGCCCTTCCCGCAGCCGCCGCCCGCACTGGAGGTCGTCGTGGACATCACGCCCGATCAGCGGGCTCAGTACGAGGACCTGGAGGCTCAGGCGGTGACGTGGGTCCGCGATCACGACGGCATCGAGGTGCCCATCGTCGCAGACCTGCCCATCGTCCAGCGCCAGCGGCTCCGCACGGCGGCGCTGGGCGAGCTGGCGCTGGACGGCGAAGGCGAGATCTTCTTCGCCGACGACTGTAAATCCGCGAAGCTCGTGGCGCTGCGCGGCGTGCTGGATGAGTTCGACCGGGCCGCCGGCCGCAAGGAGAAGGCGGTGATCTTCACGGACTCAAAGCGCTTCGCGCGGGTGACGGCGCGCCGGATGCAGGCGGCAGGGTACCGCACGGTGCTGTGGACGGGCGACGTCGGCGAGACGGCCCGCGAGCGCCTGAAGGCGGACTTCGTCGAGGACCGGGCCGACTACATCGTGGCATCGATCGCGTCGCTCTCAGAGGGCGTCGACGGGCTCCAGCGGGTGTGCTCGAAGGTCGTCTGGCTGAGCCGTTCGGAAAACGCCCTTCTGAATCAGCAATCTTTGCGCCGCATCTGGCGCATCGGCGTCGACCAGGCGGCCTTCGCCCAGGTCGACATCATCGCCCGCAGGACGCTGGACGACGGCACCCTGCGGCGACTGGAAGCAACACAAACGCGCAATCGTGCGCAGATGGGATTGACAGCATGAGCATCATCAAGTGGGAAGAGCCCCCGGCCCGCAAATACGGCGGCGGGTCTTCGTCCAAGTGGACGAAGGTCATCGAACAGTTGAAGAAGCGGCCGGGCGAATGGGCACTCGTTGCAGAGGGGGTCGGCGCCAGTCTGGCTGGGCATCTGAAAAGGAGAGGCCTGGAGGCAGTGTCGCGCAATGCCAGGGAGGGCGGTGCGAATGCGTCGATCTATGCCCGCTGGCCGGAAGGTGGCGAGTCGTGACCGTCCAGGAGATCCGTGTCGGCCAGGTGTGGCGGCGTATCCGTGACCGGCAGTTGGTCCGAGTCACGCGCATCGATCGCGTCACCTGGACGGATGACATGGACGAGAACTGGATCTATGTCGAGGGGACGAAAAGCTGCATGATCTGGTCGCCCAATTTCATCAAGTGGTACGAGCTGGAGGAGGACGCATGAGCAAGTTCGAGGTCGGCCAGGAGGTCATTCTCGTGGAGGGTTTCGGCCAGCGCTCACCGGTCGAGGTGGAGGTCGTGAAGGTGGGCCGCACGCTGGTCTACATCAAGCATCACGGGCAGGAGAAGGCGTTCTATCAGAAAGACGGGGTCGAGCGTAGATCGCCGAATGCGGTCGGCTACGGCGACCGCGTTTACACGCTGGAGCAGTGGGCGGATAGGGAGCGTCGGGCTGCGGCCATCAAGCGGCTGTCCGACCTGGCCGTCGTCCCGCTCGCCTACTCCCCGTGGCGGTGCTCGACGGACGCCCTGGAGCAGGTCATCGCAGTGCTGGAAGCGGATCTGGAGAAGGGCGCATGACCGAGTGGCGGGAGTCGCATCGCGCCGACCCCGAGGTCGTGCCGATGGCGGACCGGCACTACAACCGGCAGAAGGTCGGGTCGCCGCAGTTCGTCCCGCCAGGCCGGTGCATGGTCCTGAAGATCGGGAGTGCGGAGCAGCTGCGCACACCCGATTCGGGCGGGGCGTTCTGGGTCACGTCGTGGCCGTTCGCTCAGTACGTGAAGCACGCCTGGGCTGGCGCGTGGGTGTGCTCGGCGTTCCGCAACGAGGGCGCTGGTCAGGCGTCCGACTTGATCCGTTCCGCGGTGCTCGCCACGGCGCGGAAGTGGCCGGAAATCCCCGAGCAGGGGATGGTCTCGTTCATCGACCCCGCCAAGGTTGAGCCGCGCCCGATCCGCGGGCGGAAGACGTGGGGTCATTCATGGTTCGAGGCGGGCTTCCAGCACGTGGGATACACGAAGGCGGGGCTCTGGGTCATGCAGATGCTGCCGGCGGACATTCGCGCCCTGGTGCGCATGGACCTGCTGACGAGGAGGGCGGCATCATGACGTGCCGCCATTGCGGCAAGCCGATCCGCCGCCACTACGCGAACTATACGCACGGGTGGACTCACGAAGGTGGGGATGTCTGGTGCCGGAAAACGATGGCCGATATCGACGAGCAGAACAGTGAGGGGAACGAGACATGAGCTTGACGCACATGGCGAACGAGATGATCTCGCTGCCTGATGGCACGCAAGCCGTCGCACGGTTCACGTTCAGCCGGCAGGTCGTGTACGTGCCGCAGCATCTCGACATCCCGGTCGGCTCGCGCATCTACGCCAATCACGGGCGGGAGTACGAAGTGCTCTCGGTCGGTGGTAGCGACCTTGGCGGAGCGCAGCGCCTTGACCTGCGAATCGTCCGGGTGGTGATGCCCTGATGGACACGACGCGCGCTGATGTGAAGGCCCGCAAGCGGCACTCGTGCGAGGTGTGCGGGTGGCCGATCGAACCGGGCGAGACGTACGAGCGGGCCGTGACGTTCGATGCCGGGTCTGTGGGCGTGTGGAAATCCCACCTGACACCGTGCGCGGTGGCGACGGACAGGGCATGGTTCGACGGCTACCAGGACGGCGACGGGATCACGGCCGACTCTGTGGCCGAGTGGGCTGACGAACGCCAGGACACGGACGAGCACGCCGCGGAACTGACCCGCCGGCTGGAGATCAACGCACAGCGCTGGCGAGAGCAGCGCGCGAAGGAATTGGAGGTGGCGGGATGAGTAGAGGGTTCACTGATTCCGATGTTCGCAACGCCGTGGCCTTCGTCCCGGTCACCTCAATTGGCATGGAGTTCTCGGAGCGTGAGGCAGCGAAGTTCGATTCATGGCTTGCCGAGCATGACCGCCAGGTGGCAGAACGCGCCTGGGGCGAAGGGTGGGCGGCGGCCGGCGCATGGCAGATCGCGGCACCGGGAACCCCATACCCGTGGAACCCGTACCGGAAGGAGCAGTCATGACCAGCGCCGCACGCAAGGCCGCAGAGGAGCGGTACCCGATGCCGCACGTCCCAGCTCGAAACAAGAACGAGCGACAGGTGAACAACCTGTACAGCGCTCTTCGAGACGGGTTCCGAACAGGTGCCGAGTGGCAGTCCGCACGCCCCGTGCAGATCACGGACGAGATGGTGGAGCGAGCCGCGAAGGCGCTTGCCAACGTGCCACAGGAGGCCGACTGGCCCGATCGCTGGCCCAGCGATGACGAATACCGAGACATAATGCGCGACCAGGCTCGCGACGCCCTCGAAGCCGCTCTCGGGCAGACCAACGAGGGGGAGGGCGGCAGCAATGACTGATGACCACCGGAAGGTTCCGATCTACGACGGAGCGGAGCACGTCTGTGCCGGGTGCATCAACAGCCTCGGCTACAACGTGGCCTGGGACCAGGCAGAGAAGGTCGGCCATGTCATCCCGAGCTACGACGAACTTGACGATCGCATTCGCGAGGCGTTCGAGTCCGTGCCGGACATGATGGGCGGCCTGCGGGCCGTGTACCAGCTCGGCCGCGGGGAGAAGGAGGACGCGCCATGACCGACACCATCACCAACCTGATCCGCATCCCCGGCGTGCAGGCGCGCGTCGTCGTGGACGCCGACTACGACTGGCGCGACCTCGGGGTATTGCTCGCCGAGGGGTTTGACGGCGAGCAGGCTGAGCTGCTGGACGCCCTGGCGCAGGGACTCTGGGGGGCCCAGAGCCCCGGCGGGCTCATGCAGTTGCAGCACATCGCCGACCATATCGGCGGCGACCCCGGCGAATATGACAAGGAAGCGATCATCTGGTTCCTGCGGGAACTGCTGGCGCGGCTGGAGGGCGACCAGTGAGCAGCACGCGCCGCGTCGAGGAGACGATCATGCAGTACACCGAGTTCGTCTACTGGGACGGCGACACGGTAGTGGCAACGGAGCGCATGTGCGACGACCACGCCTACGACATCCGCTCCACCCGCGAGCCCACGGACGACGAGTTGGCCGACTACTACGACGAGAACGGAGAGAACTGATGGACAACAATTATTACGCCCATTTCCTGGACAAGCAAACCCGTGAGCGTATTGAGCGCATCGTCGCGGATCTGCGCCGCATGGCGGATGAAATCGAACGGGAGGCGGGGCGAGAGTCCTTGGACAACGCCGTGTCTCAGACGATCCACACGCTCTCGTGGGGATGGGCGAACCTCAAATTGAGCATCCTCGTGGACAGCCTCAGTCGCTACCACCAGGCCGTGAGCCTCGAATCCCGGGAGGAGACGGCATGACCAGTCGAGAGGACCTGATCGAGGAAGCCGCAGAGCGGATCGCGCAGAGGGTCGCTGGGACCTCCTACGTGGCGGGTCGCACCCTGACCGAGCACACGCGACGGATCGCGTTCGACGTGGCGAAGGAGGCGGCCACCCTCGCTCTGTGCGAGCAGGCTCAGGCCCCTGCTGACATCGATAGGGAAGCGCTGATCCGGCTTCTCGGTTCGCTCGGGATGGGGTATGGCCTGCACGCAGGGATGCGCACGAATGTCATCGCGGAGTGGGCCGACGCGATCCTCGCCGCTCTCGGGCAGACCAACGACACGGCCGGGGAGGAGACAGCATGAACGACGCCGAATACCAGGTGCTCCGCGAGCGCGTCCTCGCGGCGAAGGCATTCCTCGCCGCCGAGGAAGACCGCGTCCTGGATGAGGCCGACGCCCGCGGGGAGGCGTGGACGCTGACCGCGTGGTACTACGGCTCGCAGTGCGACTGGAAGTTCCTGACGTTCGAGGAGGCACTTGGCCGCGCCCAGGACGACTGCTACCCGGTAGTGATCGTCGCCCCTGACGGCACGCGCTACTCGCCGTTCACCGGGGAGAAGAAGGAGGAGTCGTGACCATTCGCGAGAGCATCGAGAGGCGCCTGTCCGAGATCGGAGCGATCCGCAAGCAGTGGGACAGCGACCGCGAGTACACACTGTGGGTGAATGCGCCGCTTGAGATCGTCCTGGACGAAGTGGCACGCACTATCCGGCGCGGCGTGCAGGGTGCGGAAAACTCTCCGCAAAACTCCGACGAGCGGGAAGCGCTGGGCGAGCCAGCCGAGGCGGAGGAGGCGCGAGTCCGCATCCTCGCGAAGCTCGACCGAATCCCGGATTCGGATGCGGTGATGCTCGACAAGGCCGACGTGCGTGCCGCCCTCCAGCAGGCGGCAGATCACGCCGCCCGCATCGAGAACGAACTGGAGCCCCCCGATGGCTACTGACATCCCCGACCTCCTCGCGGAGGCCCGCGGGCGGCTGACGGTCTCACGCATGGGCCGATCGATGTGGCGCGAGACAGACGCCGACTTGATCGTGATCCGCAAGCTCATCAACGCGCTGAAGTCCGAGCACCAGCGGGCCGAGAAGCTGCGAGCCCTGAGTGTCCACTGGCAGTCGGTCGTCTCGGCACCCGACTTCGCCAAGGCCGTCGAGGAAGAGGTGCGCCGGTATCACGACGTCGCATGCAGCTTCCAGCGCGAGCGCGACGCCCTCCGTGGCGCGATCCAGAAGGCCCTGACTTTCGAGGCCATGCTGCCCGCGATCGCGACGGAACCACGCCGCATCCTCACCGAAGCACTCAACCCCAAGAACCCCGGGAACCCCAAGGAGGACTGGTGACATGATCAAGGAAGCGATCTACTACCAGGCGCAGTGCGACGTCTGCGGCACGGTCGACGACGGCGGGACCTACAGCGCTTACTTGGAGCCCGACCACGCGCGCATGGCGGCCGTCGACTCAGCCGAATGGACGGAGATCGAAGTCCGTGTCTCTGACGACGCCGAAGGCGGGGAGATCTACACCTACGCCCCTGACGGACAGGCACCGTTCAAGAAGCGGTCCATCCTCATCTGCCAGGGGCACAACGGGGCCGGCATCGGCTGGTGCAGCACCTGCGAAGACGATCTCGACGAAGCAACATGGGTGATCACTGCCGATGGCAGGACGATCCTCCAGACGTGCCCGAACCGGCACCTCAACACCGTCACCCTGAAGGAGTCCTCATGACCGCCGTCGAGCACGGAACGATCCAGGGCGCCAGGCAGGGGTGCCGCGGTCGGGCGAGCTGCCCGGCCAGTCCGTCCTGCTCGGACGTGAGCCTGCGGTACGCGGGCGACTGGAGCTTCCGGCGCCGCATCGACCAGGGGATGAGCGTTGCCGAGGCGCTAGCTGAGCAGGCGGCGCAGGCCGCCCGGCCCGCCCCGCGGCCCGTACGGCGCGCCACGACGGGCGATCGCATCCACGTCGATCACGGTGAGGTGCGGCGGCTTCATGCGGCCGGCATGAACGACCGGATGATCGGCGAGCAGATGGGCGTCTCGCGCAACGTCGTGCGCAAGGCGCGCCTGCTCCTTGGCTTGCCGCCCGCCGTCGATTCGCGCACCGGCAAGCTCACGCGGCGCTATGAGGGCCGGCGTGAGGCCATCGTCGAGCTGCGCGGCCAGGGATTGAGCCCGAGTGCGATCGCAGAAGCGCTCGGACTCAAGAGCGTGTCCTACGTACGGCGCGTCTGCCGGGAGAGCGCCGACGTTTTGTCCACTAAACTGACCGCCAGCCAAGTCATCGAGGAGGAGTGAAGGAGTGCCACGCTTAACCGTGCGAGCGCAGTACGAGCAGGGGATGACCATTCAGCAGATCGCCGAGGCCCGCGGCATCTTGCCGAAGAATGTGCGCCAGCGCCTTCGTGAGCAGGGGGTGACGCCGCCGCCGATAGTCGGCCCCGCCGATCTCCTGGCATCAGGTCTGACCATCGCGGAGGTGGTGGCAAGGGGCTACAGCAGGGGCGCCGTATTCAAGGCGGCGTCCCGGCTGTACGGTCCGCGCCGGGAGGCGCGCCAGCAACTCACCGATGCGGAGTGGGAGTGGGCGCTCGGCCAGCTCAACGAGGGCGTGCCCGCGAACTGGGTCGCAGAGTCACTGCCCATCACGAGCGCTTCGCTCGCCGAGCGCTACCGGCGCCAGACGGGCAGGTCGCTGCCCTCGCACGCCGAGTTCAAGTCGGTCTGGGTCGGCATTCTCAGGAACCCCGAGATTCTGAAGAGCCATCGGGAGTTCGCGCCGAAATGACTGACGTCTGGATCGATTGGTCGGGGGATTCGCCTGACGACGGAAGCGGCCTCGTCGTGTGTAACGCATGCGGCTTCGTTGTTGGCGGCATCGAGCATTCGTACCAGGCCGCTTACGAGCAGGCCGTGCTGCACGCCATGCATCCCGAGGGCACACATGGCCGCAGGCCGCTGACCGTTCAGCCTCCAGACTATTCGGGCGTGCGCGCGCCGCTCATTCCGCAGGAGCGGAGCAGCGAGGCGCGCGGGCGAGGGCGGGTGATGTACGTGCCGAAGCCAGAGCAGGCGGACGAGATACGCAGGCGGCTCCTGGACCGGGAGCGACCGCGCAGAATCCAGGCCGACCTTGGCGTGCCGCTTCAGGCGATCCACCGCCTGCGCGACGAAGTCATGCGGGGGCTCCTCGCGGACGGCTGGTCGGTCGTTCAGGTCGCCAGGCGGCTGTGGTCGAAGGTGGCCTACGTCGAGGCCCTGCAAAATTAGTCCACTAAACCCCTTGCATTAGCGGACTAAATGCGTAGACTGGGATCACCGCCAGCAAGGCGGGAGACACCAGGAGGAGGAGTCAAGATGCGCAGTGTAGGCGGCATTTCCAGGAGGTGGTATGGGGCGCAAGCCCCCGCCCCGCCCCGCATTTAGTCCACTAAATCCAGCTATGCTGAACGATCAGGAGGAGCAAGCCATGAGTGACATCAGAAGGATTCTCGATCGCCGAGCGGCGATCCGCGAGCAGATCGACGTCCTGAACCAGGAACTCGATCTCATCAATGACCAGCTGCGCGAGTCGTACGACTACGGCTCGCACAAGGAGGGCGACTACGTCGTCTCGATCCAGCGCAACCCGCGCTTCAACACGGCGGCCTTCACGAAGAGCTTCCCCGTCGAGCGCTACCCCCAGTACTACAAGCCCGCCGTCGACACGGCGGCGCTGAAGGACTACTTCGCCCCGGTCGATCTGAAGAAGTGGCAGATCGAGGGCGCGAAGAAGGTCGTCGTCTCGTGAGTCCGAAGGAGCCGCCGCTGAGCGGCCTTCAGTACGAGGTCGTCGCGTCGATTGACGACAACGAGGACTACACCGAGGCGGGGGGTCGTCGCCTCACCGACGACCTCGAAGAGGCCACGGTGATCACGTCCCGCACGACGGGGGGAGAGAAGCATAAGATCGTGCTGGACATCGACTTGCCAGCGAAGCTCATCCCCTCGTCGACGGAGGGGCACTTCCACCTCTTCATCGACAAGGAGATTTCCGAGCTGGCCTACTTCGGCCTGCTCGAAGCCCTGCGGAATGTGGGGGTGCTGGAGGATGGATACGTTTCGGCCTCCCTCGCGCGCGGCCACACGGCCGTCCGTCTTCCGTGGGTACGAAAGGGGGCTGCGGCATGAGCAGGCATGAATTGAACAGCGCCGACTACGAGCGGATCGAGGCGGCCCTGCATCATCTGATCCCGTCGACCATCCGCGCCGCGCGTGAGTGGTATCCGACGGCGATCAGTGCCTACTCGCGCACGATGGACAAGATTCAGCGCATCAACAAGACGGGACCGTACACGCCATGAGCATCGAGTTCACGATCGAGGTGACCGACGAGGATGACCGGGGGGTTGTGCACTTCGGCGCCTACCAGAATGGCGAGCCGATCCCCGTCTTCGGATACGAACTCATCGCGGAAGAGGTGGTCGAGATGCTGGGCAACCTGCCCAGCGGCGTCACGCGCTTCGCGGTCTTCGGCTGGGGCAATACAGCGTGACCGACGATCGTGATGCCGTGCCCGACGATCGTGATGCCGTGTACTCGGTCATCGAGCACGCCATCACCCAGCAGCCGCGCACGCTCCAGCGAGCCATTGGCCCGTCGGAGTTGGCGATGGACTGTGAGCACTGCCTCGCGGCCAAGCTCGCAGGGTGGGAGAAGATGCCTGAAGCCGCCTGGCTGCCGTTCCTCGGCACGGCACTGCACGCGGCGCTGGAGGAGATCTTCGAGCCCCTGGACGGCTGGCTGACCGAGACGCGCGTCTCGGTAGGCACGGTGCGGGGGCAGGAAGTGCTCGGCACATCCGACCTCTTCCGCGTCGAGACGGGCTGCGTGATCGACCATAAGCTCGTCGGCGCCACGACCCTCACCTCCGCCAAGCGCGGGCCTACGGCGCAGTATCGAGGGCAGGCGCACCTCTACGGGCTTGGCTTCTTCCGCGCCGGCTACGACGTGAAGAAGGTGGCGATCAACTACCTGCCGCGCAACGCCGTCAGCCTGCGCGCGGGCGTGTGGTGGGAGGAGCCTTTCGACCCGCTGGCAGCCCTCGCTGCCCTGGATCGCGTCGAAGAACTCGGGCGGCTTCTCGACGATCTCGCCGCTGTCTCGATCGAATCGCGCGACAGCTACATCCGGGGCCTCCCGCGCAGCGGGAAGTGCTTCGACTGCCGGAAATATCCCGACGCGCCGCGCAAGGCGCCCGCAAGCTCCCTGGACGACCTACTGGGTGTCGCGGGGTGACCAAAAGAAACAACGAAAGCAAGGAGCAAGAAATGAGCACGAGCACTCTCGACGACCTTCTCAAGGGTGGCGGCAAGAGCGCCAAGTTCGACAACCCCGGCGACTCGGTGACCGGCAAGGTGCTGTCGGTCACGACGCGCCAGGCCACGGACTTCGACTCGGGCAAGCCGACGTTCTGGGACAACGGCGACCCGCAGATGCAGGCCGTCATCGAGCTTCAGACGGCGCTGCGCGAGGACGCCGAGGACGACGGCCGCCGTTCGGTCTACATCAAGATGTGGGGCGGCCAGCGCAAGGCCCTCCAGAAGGCGGCGCGCGAGGCGGGTCGGTCGCCCCAGGAAGGCGACACCTTCACGGCGACCTTCACCGGGTTCGGCCCCAAGCCCGACCGCGGCTTCCCGCCGAAGGTCTATGTGTACACGATCGTCAAGGGCAGCCCTCTCGACGCCGCGCTTGCTGAGCCTCAGGCGGCGGCGCCCGCGACGCCGACCGGCCAGCAGTACGCGGCGGCACCTGCGGCACCCGCGGGCCTGAGCGCCGACGAGAAGGAGCGAGTCGGGCAGCTGATCGCACTGGGGCTCGATGACGCGAAGATCGCCCAGGCGCTCACGCTCCAGGAGCCCTTCGTCGCAGCTGCGCGCAAGGAGATCGCCGAAGCGCGCCTCGGCGCGGCGGCAGCGACGACCGCCGGCTTCTGAGCTAAGCCCCCAGGAGCCCCGGCGCAGGGGTGAAGTGTGCCTTGCGCCGGGGCTCCGTTTAGTCCACTAAATACGGAAGGCCATCTGATCTTGACCCAGGAGAAAGCCCTCCGCCTCGCCGCCCTCGGCCTCGCCGTCTTCCCCGTCCGCGAGCGCACCACGGAGGAGCGCGGGCGCACGAAGCGCGCGAAGACCCCTTACACCTACAGTGGGCACAAGGAGGGGACCACAGACGCCGACCAGATCGAACGCTGGTGGTCCCGCTGGCCTGAGGCCCTGGTTGGCGTCCATGCGGGCGCCAGCGGACTCGTGGCGCTCGATATCGACATGGGCACCGACATGTCGACCGGTGAGATCAAGGACGGCTGGAACTCGCTGATCGAAGCAGGCTTGGACGATCTGCCTCAGACGGTGACGTACTCGACTGGCTCGGGCGGCGACCACTACATCTACGCCGCGCCGGAAGGCGTCTCGCTCGGCCCCGATCAGAACCATGTCACCCCAGAGGGCGTGCGCCTGGACGACGTCGACCGGCGCGGCGGGAGCAGCTACTTCATCTGGTGGGGGAGTGAGATCCCCGACTCACGGGACGCCTTCGCACAAGCGCCGGACTGGCTCCTCACCCCGAGTTCGCCCACTCGGACCCACGACGACTCGGCAACTCACGACATTCCACAGGCGCCGTTCACTGGTGGCGTCGCCGAATGGTTGGCGAGGTGCGAGGCCGGAGAGCCCGCCGAGCACCTTCGCGAGTATCTGGCCGACATCGCGGAGCGCCAGGGGAGCATCGCCCACGATGAGATGATCGACTTCCAGCGCTACCTGGTGGGCTGTGCCGCCGACCACTTGGAGCCGGGCATCCCCCAGCTGCTCGACGAGTTCCGCAGCCTGTACGTCGACTTCCCCGAACAGCCCGGCAGGTCGTGGGCCGAGGAGTTCGACGCCGGGCTCCGCGGTGCCATCGAGAAGTACGGCACCTTCGCGGCGGCGCCGCGGGACATTCCCGCCGTCGACCATAAGCCGCTCATCGCGGGCCTGGGCAACGAGTTCATGGCGAAGTGGGCGACACTTCCCGCAGAGCGCACGCGAGAGAAGCTGCGCGGCCATGTCGCGGAGCTGATCTCCGACGCGCTGAAGGCCGGCCGCTCGCCGCTGGAAGCTGCGGCCATCGGCTGGCGCTCCCCGGCAGCGAACGCGCCGGAGGGGCTATGCGCCCTCCAGTTCGACAAGGACTCGCTGCCCGACGTATGGAATCTCACCTGGCATATCGTGCAGCACCCCCTGGCTGATCGCCCTGGCGCCGAGGAGGTCTCGGGCGACCGAGATCCGTTTCCCGGCAAGAGCGTGCGGCTACTGTCACGCGCCGAACGGGCATCGCTCGCGCCGTGGTGGGGTGATGAGTACATGAGCGTCATGAGCGAGCTTCGGGACGGCGTGATGAGCGAGCAGTACTATCGCGCGAATCGGTGGATCATCCTCTCCCTCATCTTCGCCGATAAGGCGTTCTTGCCGCTGAAGGATGGTGGAAAGATCATCTTCAACTTCTACGCTCTCCAGCTGGGTCCGACCAAGACTGGCAAGTCGAAGTCGATCGAGCCCATCCACGCGATCGTCGACATGTTCTACCTCGGCGTCGACACGCCTGACATCGGCGGGGACGCGACCGCGGCGGGGCTCCAGCAGGCGCTCCTCGCGCGCGACGGCAAGACGAGCTACTTCCAGGCCGACGAAGCTGAGGCGGTGCTGCGCAGCTGGTCGGATGAGAAGAACGAGTTCCGCGGGATGAAGCTGCGCATCACCGACTACTGGGGCGGCCGGGTCGGCGCCATGCAGCGCAGCACGATGAAGGAGCAGTCGGGCAAGACCGCCCGCGGCTTCCTCACGGTTCACCTGACCGGGATCGAGGACAAGCTGGCAGAGGCGATCTGGCCCGACGACTGGCTGACCGGGTTCCTCAACCGCTTCATCATCGCTCGCGGCCAGGTGAAGGAGATCACTCGGGAGCAGGCCCTCGTCCGCATAGGTCAGGCAGACGGCAAAGATGCGGCACACAAGTGGTACGAGACGTGGGTGGCGAAGTTCCGCCAGCTCGCGACACGGCTGTCGCCCGAGGGCGAGCCAGTCGCGATGGATGCCGACGAAGACGTGCTCCTGAGGCACCTGGACACTCAGGATGCGCTGGATGCGATCGCCGACTCGCTCCCGGGCTACGAGGAGCGGCTGGGGAACACGCTGCACAAAGGGCGCATGGACGTCGCGATCCTCAAGTGCGCCGCGCTCGTGGCGATCACGGAGGGGCGAAGGCGCATCCAGATGTCCGACTACCTGATCGCGCTGGAGCAGTCCGAGGAGTGGGTCGAGAACCTTCTCTGGGCCGTGCAGGCCACGGATCTGACGCCGCGCGCTCGGGAGGTCGCAAGGCTCGCCGATCTGATCCGAGCCAATGGCGGCCGCATGGAGGTGGCGAAGATCAAGCGCCTGCCGAAGTGGCAGGGGCGCTCACGCGACGTCGACAGCTTGCTGGAGGAACTGCTCTCCCAGCGCGTGATCGACAAGCTGACGCCGGATGCGAAAGACAGGACGAGAGACATCGTGAGAATCATCGAGGAGGCACAGTGAGCGCGCTGGACGAGGCGCTGGAAGCGTGGCAGGTCAGCGCCGACATGACCGAGACGGAGCGACGCGAACTCGGCGCCGAGCTGGGGGAGATAGGGGAGTTCTCCCTCAGGCAGATCGGCGCGATCGTCGGGCTGCCGTGGTACCGCATCCCCAAGAACAGCAAGACGGGGCGGACAGGCGGGCGCCTGGCGGCCGAAAGCCTGCCGTACCTCGTCCGCATCCGCAGCGCCCGCCTGAAGCGCGAGATCGACGGGGAAGCCGCCTTCCGGGCACTCGCCCTCGGAACGAGCAAGCATACCGCGGCGAGGCTGACTGGCGTGCCGCCGACCACGATCCTTCGCTGGAGCGACGACTACGAGAGGAGTCACCAGGATGCCTGATGCACCGATCCCCCTGCCCGTTCACCCGTGGCCGCTCAGCGCCGAGCGCCTGGCAATCCTCAAGGCCGCGAAGGCGCTGATCGACACGCCGATCCGGGTCATCCCCGTCGAGGCGGCCTACGGGACGCCGGGGCGCGTCCTCTGCCTCGGCGACTGGCCGCCGTTCCTCTGCGACTTCGCGCCCGTGCGGCCGGAGAACGTCGACAGCATCGAGTCCGTCGCGGCGGCGCTGCGTTTCGTGCTCGGCGGCGGCGAGGCCCGCTGGGGCGATGAGCAGTTGCTCTCGAAGTGGATGGGCGTCGCCGTCGGATACTCGCACAGCGAGGCATGGGCATGAAGGTCTATCTGGACGTCATGGACGCCGCCGCCGAGCCCGTGCGCTCGCGCGAGCGCACGGCGCCACTGCACCCGACCGGCGGGCCGGGGTGGAGCGACGAGACGTGGCTTGAGTTCTTCCGCCGAACTAAGCGTGACGGCGTGGCCGATGCCGCCGTGCCGCCCGTCACGAAGACGCTCGTAGAGCAGCGCGTCGTCGATCCTGCCACAGAGAAGGGTCTCGGGGCCGCGATCACGAAGCTCCTGAAGCGCACCACTGACGCCGGGTGGCCGGTCGTGCGCCTGTCGTACAGCCGGGTCGCGGTATCGGACCTGTACTACGCCGACGATGCGGACCTGAAGCCGGGGCAGGAGGTGCCGGATCACCGCCGGGGCGACCTACGGAAGGCGGCTCACGAGTGCGAGTTCTGGTGGGTTCATGCCGCACACCCGGCCTACCGCATCGCCCTGCGCGCGGCGTGGCAGGAGAAGGGCCGGACGGCGAAAGGCTCGCGCTCGTTCGCCTTCGAGGAGGCGCTATGCACTGATCCGCTCGGCATGCCGACAGAGTTCTTCTTCGACTACACCCCGCTGCCGTCGTTGCTCGCGCGGGCCAAGGGCGAGCCGGGGTGGGCGCACGAGGAGCGGGTGGCGCGCATGCGCCAGGAGGCCGAGCGGCGCGACCGTGACTACAACGACGGCGCGAGCTGGCTGAACCGGCGCCCCGTCTTCACGACCGCGGCGGCATTCAATGAGTGGCTGGACGACGTGATCGCGCTGACCACGGGCGCGCCGATCGCGAAGTCCGCGAAGCCCGCACCTGAACCGACTGACGAATGGAGCGCAGCATGAGGCTTCTCGCCGTCGACCCCGGCCTCCAGACGGGCGTGACGCTCGGCTGGTACGACGACACGACGCCCTACCAGTTGCTTGAACGCTGGCAGATCGGCGGCGGCCTCACCGGCTTCATCGACTGGGTGCGGAAGAACGGCTGGCCTCAGTTAGTCGACAAAATCGTCGTCGAGAAGTTCGTGGCGAGGCGGAACGATTTCGTCGCCGACATCGCGGGCGTGCCCATCGAGGGGGTCATCGCCTGGCTTGCCCGCGAGCACGGCCAGGAGGTCCACTGGCAGACGAGGACCGACAAGGGCAGGCTCACCCCCTACCCCAAGGAGGCGAACACGCTGACGCGCCGCCAGCGGGTGCGCTTCGACTTCCTGAAGCGGTTCGGGCTCTTCGCCCCCGGCACGCAGAACGACGACAGCAACGACTGCATCACGCACTCCCTCGTCTACCTGAAGCGGACTAGGCACGAGCCGACGCTCAGGCACTACTTCAGCTGAGCCTGAAGAACCCCCGACTGGAATCAGCCGGGGGTTCTTCAGAGATGTGATCACCGCCTCTCAGGCGCCGACGGATGTGTCATTCGGGTTGTCGGTGCCATCGCCCTTGTAGAGCAGGACGGACGTGGCGATGGATGCCAGGCCCGTGCCGCCTGCGATGGAGCCGATCTCCAGCCAGTCCAGGCCGAACAGGCCGGCGCCGAGCAGGCCGCCGACGAAGAGGGTCTGGATGACGGTCTTGAGTGCGCGCTCTCCGGCGTAGTCGAAGAAGGCGAGGGAGAAGTATTTCTTCATGGGTAGGGGTTCTCCTTGCTGTTGGGATGGGGGGTCAGAGCGAGAGCAGCCAGGACGCGACGCCGAAGGCGAGGCCGGCGAGGGTGACCGCGATGCCGACAGCCCACTTGGTGGTGCTGCGGAACCCGTCGAGATCCTTGTGGATCTCCTGCCGGACCTTCTGGACGGCGCCCTCCGCCTTCTCCAGGACCGCGGCGTCAGCCGCCCTGTTGTCGGAGATGATCACGTTCGTCCGCTTCTCGTGCCCGTCGAAGTCGCGCCGCAGGGTCTCGTGCTGCGCGTCGATGCGCTGCACGGTGGCGTTGAACTCCCCCTGGGTGACGAGCTTGTCGATGCGCTTGTTGACGTCCTCGAAGCCGCGGTTGATCGCGCCCTTGATGTCCCCGAGTGCTTCGCGGGTGTCCTGGTCCACGGCGCTCACGCAGCCCGGAAGAGCGCGGCATCGGTGTCCAGCATGGTCACGCGGACGGCCTCGCCCTTGTTGGAGCGATTGGCGTCGAGACGGGCGTAGACGGCAAAGCCGCGGTCGACGCCGCGCTGGAAGGTCACCGAGCGGCGCGCGGTGCCGTCCTGCCCGATCTCGATGCGCTCCACATAATGCGGGGAGTTCTTGACGTTATCTGCCTTAGTGTCTTGCCAAACGAGCTTTACGTCGACGATGTCGCCGGGGGTCCCCTCGGCATAGACGTGCGCGGTTATCACGTAGGCCCCGTCGCCGCCGACGATGTTCGACGCCTTGTCGGTGGCCTGCCCCGTGTCGGTGTGCAGGTAGAAGCCTTCGCCCGGCTTCAGCTCCCGGCCCGTGGCGCGGGCGGTGGCGTCCAGGCGCTGGTAGTGCTTCATTGTGATCTCCTTCGGCTTGATGACGATGGGCGTCAGCATCTCGTCGCGGAACGCGTTCGCGAGGCGGATCAGTTTGTCCAGGTTGACCCCCGAGGGGCAAGCAGTTGCGTACCCCTCGTCATACTTAGTGAGCACGTCTCGATGCCCGATGATGGTCTCGCGACTTACCTCAAAGTCGTAGCGGATGCTGGTTTCGGCAATCAGCATTGCTGTGGAGACGTAGGACTCCTCCGAGATGGTCCAATCCATTGAACTGCTGCCGATGCGGTCGTTCACGATCTCTACCGTGAGGTTCTCCCCATCCCCCCTCGGGGAAGACGATGTCCAGGCGCGCAGTTCCTCGGGGACCACCCCAATGCGCTGCCCATCCTCTACGACGTAGTTCGATGAGACCTGGCGCGACCCCGTCGACATCATCCGCAGCACTACATCCAAGCTTGCTGTCGCCGCGTGATGAATGATCCACCCTCGGATTTTGCGGCCACTACGACTAGAGTGCTGCCCAGCGTTGCCGCTGGTCCGCGTGGTGAGATGAGAGAAGGTCATGCTGCTGCCTCCCCCTTCGATGCAGATGACATGATTCGCTGATACTGGTCGTTCGCGAGTGCCAGGCTGAATGGCACCTTCTTGGCGTGCGATCGGGCGCGTTCGCGGGAGCAGGCCTTGCAGTTCCTGTGTCCGCGCAGGACTTTCCCGTTCACCAGATTCGGCCAGATGAGCCCATGCCCTCGCGGGCAATGCGTGCGGTTGCGCTTATGGTCCGTGCCATGACGCCCCCTGTCGAAGTTGTTCTCGGAGGGGGTATCCCAGCGCAAGTTCTCAACGCGGTTGTTGGCCGGATTACCGTCCCCGTGGCAAGCAACGAGGCCGGGCGGGCGTGGACCGACAAACGCTTCGAGGACAAGGCTGTGAACGTGTGCCGTGAACTCGGAGTTGTCGCGCCATAGGGAGACCTTCAGGTACCCAGACTTCTTGACGGATGGGCGGCGGATGCCCCCATTGACCTTGCTCGTCACACCATCCCGCCGAGTGACAACCCGCGGCAGGGAGCGAATGCGGCCCACGCTTGAAACTTCATAGCGCCCCTCGAACCCGCGGACGGGGCGCCACTCTTCAGCCAGGATGAAGTCGGTGCTCATGTTCGGATGATCCAGTTCAGGACGATGTAGGGCTGGAGGTTGTTGTGCGCCATCGTGCCGCCCGTCAGGCCGGTGAAGATCTCTTCGCCGTCGTTCGAGCCGCGGACACCGCCGAGTGTGCCGCTGCCGGTGGTATCGCGCCAGGTGAGCATCTGGCCGCCGAACTTGTACATTCCGGTGTGGCGGTGCTGCGGCATCTCATTGATGCTCAGAGTGTGCGTCTTGGCGCCGTTCTTGTGGTTCAGGGTGGAGAAGTCGGAGTCGCCGGTATTCCTGCCTGCGATCACTCGCCCGCGCATGTCGGGGAGCCCGAACGTTGTTGATCCGTTGCCGGCGCCGTAGGTCGTCCCGATCGCGGCGAAGAGGTTCGAGTAGGTGGTCCGGCTGACCGACTGCCCATTGCACAGCAGCCAGTTGTTCGGGATCGTGTTGCTGGCGAAGGCGACGACCGCGCCGGGCGGGGCGGCTCCGGCCGTATCCATAGAATGAGCCATCTGCGCGGCCCACACCGTGGGATCGTTCGGCGTCTCCCGTCCGGGGTAGAAGATCCCGCCTGGTGTGATTGGCATATGGCTGATTTTAGCCAGCTATTTAGTCAACTAAATCGCCTCAGCCGGTGAAGACGACGAAGGCACTCAGGGCCGCGTAGGAACCCGTTCCCGCGCTCCAGGCCCCGGAAGCGGCTGGGATGACCTGGAAGCCGAGGTTGATGGAGCCGATGCTGCGCACATCGACGGTCCATCCGTAGGTCGGACTGAGGGAGGCGTACCACTGGTCGTCGCTATTGATGCCGGCGGCACTGGGGATGGCGGGACTGAAAGCCGAGTTGCAGAGGAGCGTGCCGGTGACGTGGCCGGATGAGGTGCTGCTGGAGGAGATCAGGTAGGCAGAAGTGACGACGGTGACCTGTGCATTCTTGGCGCCTGCGGGTACGGCGATGCTCATGCCGGCGATCTGCGTCCATCCGCTGGTCAGGAGCCCGAAGTTCTCGCTCTCCGTGGTGTGCTGAGAGATCTTGGGGATGGCGTTGTAGAGGGCCTCGATCTCGTCGAGCTGTTCGGAGAGGGTCTGAAGGCTCGCGGCGGTGGCGCGGTTGAGCCCGTCGAGGTCCATGCGCAGGGCGGAGCGGTCGTTTTCGATGCCGCCGACGCGATCTTCGACGTGCCGCCCCCACTGCTCGCCGGGGCCGAGGTTGCGGCGGGGAAAGACGTCACTCATGAGAAAGACCCCAGTACGGTCAAGGTGGCGGCGTTGTCGACGTGCGAGCCGTAGATGCCGGTGGTCTGGCTGCGGATCTGGAGGGATACGATCACGCTGGAGGTGTTCATGCCGACGCCCCAGACGGGTGAGTGGACTCCTGCCGTCGACCGGAACTCGCGGGAAGTCATCCCGCCGATCACGAGCCGCGACAGGTGCGTGTCGGCGGATTCGATGATCGTCTCCGTCGTGGTCGACGAGGTGTACTCCCAGCGGTCCATGAACTCACGGGGGTTCACGCGGACGCCGTCTTCCCAGGTCTCGTAGTGGAGGTGGGGACCGGTGGAGAAGCCAGTGCTGCCGACCTGGCCGATGGTCTCGTTCTGAATCACGCCCTGGGGTGCCGAGACGGGCGGAGCGCTCTGCATGTGCGCGTAGCCGGTCCACAGCTCAGGCCCCCCGCCAGGCGGCGTGCCGTGGTTGATCCGCACGTAGTGACCAAGGCCGTCCTGGTTGTTGCTGGTGGACCCCTGCCAGACCTGGCTGATGCTGACAGTGCCATCGGCGGTGGCGCGGATGTTTGACCCCTCGGCGACGGCGAAGTCGATGCCGTGATGGAAGCCTTCAGGCCGGTCGCCCCACTCGTCGCTGACGGTTCCGAGAGGGAAGGGCCAGACGAACATTCCCTCCTCGGTTGTCACTTCGACTTCGGTCTCGACCAGCCCCCGCCCAAATGCCCGGCCGAAGGCGATGACATTGAGGAGCGTCTTTCCGGGCGGCGCGGTGAGGGAGACGCGGGCGACCTCCGTCCAGCCCGTGGAGACCGTGAAGTCCTCGGACCCATCGGAGGCGACGACCGGATAGGGGATGGCCTGGAGGGCGTCCTTCAAGCGTGCGCTCGCGCGCGCGATGTCGTCGAGCGTAGAGGCATGCGCGCGGCCGAGCCCGTCAATGTCCTGTCGGTCGATGTCGGCGGCGCGCTGCTCGTCGCGGACGATGACCTCAACCTGCCGCCCCCACTGTTCGCCGGGGCCGAGGTTGCGGCGGGGCAGGATGTCAGTTGCGGAGGCCAATGAGCGCCCCTTCCTGGAGGGTCAGGTGCCCGAACTTGTCGACGTACTGCCCGATCGTCCACTCAGGGTAGGCGTCGGCGAAGTCACCGACCGTCGTGTCATCGACTGCCTGCACGCCGATAGACCCGCGGGTGATGCTGGCCCGTTCGATGCGGTAGTAGCGAGCGCTGCGCCGGTCCCACAGCCGTCCGCCGGCGATGGTGCCGAAGGTACCGCTGGAGCCCGCCCTGACGTCGACGGCTTCAACGGATAGCGTGGGCTGTGTTCCTGCGAACTGGACGGCGGCTCGGATGCCTGCACGGTAGGTGTGCTCGAGCGTGCGCAGGAACGGGTTGTCGATCGTGACTCCGACCTCCGTTGCCGTCTCCTGGGGAGAGACGCCCGTGTAGAAGTTGTGGATGCGCTTCTCCCAGGCGACGCCCGTGCCGACGATGCGGAGGGTGCTGTAGCGATTCGTCGTGGCTGCACTGGCGAGGGCGAGGCTGAAGTTGGTGGCCTCTTCGCCCTGAGCCGTCGGCACGCCCGTTGCTCCGCGGAGGGCGACGATGAGCGTCTTGGTGTCCGGGCCGATCTCCACGCTCACCTGACCGCCCCTGGCGGCCCACATCGCGGGCGGCACGGGCAGCCCGTCGTTGGCGACGATCGTGTACACCGACGACGAGGAATGCCCTGGGTCGACGTGCGTGACCATCGTCGGCTGCTGGATGGACGACAGCGACGCCTCCAGCTCCAGCGTGTAGACCGCCTCCTCGCCTGCGTTGACGTTGAGCACCTTGACCTCGGGCTGCCAGCCGCCGGGAGGATACACGAGGGCGTTCGTGATCGCGTAGCTGTTGTAGTTGTAGACCTCGACGCGCTGCGCAAGCGTGGGCTCAGGGGCGGTGCCCGACAGGGAGATCTCACGTCCTGCGTCGAGGTGATTCGAGTGCGTCGTGCGGATCAGATGCTTGCCGTCGACGAGGGCAAGCTCCAGCTGCTCGGCGACGAGGAGCTGCTTGAGGTGGTACCAGACCTCTCCCGACCAGCCGGGCGCGAGGATCGGGCGGGCCGCGAGGGCGGAAGCGATCTGAAGCTCGGACGAGGCGATGCCCGCGAGGGAGGCGTAGTAGTTCAGCAGGCCGCCGAGCGTCCCGACATAGGGCTGCGCTTGCGCGTTGTAGACGTTCCAGCGAGCCAGGCCGGTGGCGCAGGTCACGCGGATCGTGCCCTGCCCTGTCCGCGCGGTCGACGTGACGGTCCCGTAGGTGGTGCCGCGCCCGTCCGCGGTGATCTGTACGGGCTTTCGGTGCAGGATGGTCGGCCCGTACTGGAGGAGCGTAGCCATGCCAGAGTTCGGCCCGGCATCCGCGACGGTGACGTCCGGCTCGGGCAGCGTGATCGTCATCGACCCGACTGAGCCGCGCGAATCGCCAGCGGCGAGAGGGGTCGCATCCTCTTCGACGGTGAACTCCCCGGCGTTGAAGAGCCACGGGCCGATCTTGATCTGAACGCCCATCAGTACAGCCACCCTCCTACTTCGCGGAGGCTCACGGCGTAGCCCGCCTGGCCGCCGAAGTTGCCCCCTGTCGCTGCGTAGGTCGGCGGGCCGTCGAACCGGCAGCCGGTGTGCCCCATGCCGGGCTTCCAGGTGCCGCCTGCGGCCGTTGGATACTGCTCGCCGCCGTAAGCGCCCTCGCCGTATTCTCCGTATCCGTACTGAACGCCGTAAATCACGGAAAGAGAGTCGAACAGCCTCCCGGACATGGCCGTCAAGGAGACTGTCGCAGCACCAGGGGAGTCTCGCCCTATCCAGAGTCGCACTCCACGCCCGCCGGACAGTGCAAGGTCGGGGGTCACATAGAAGGGGTTATCGCCCGTAGGAGCCAGCCTCTGGGTCAGTCCAACGGACCCGTCAGCCTCAATCTTCGTTGAGAAGACGCCCCCGCCACCAGTCGCCGAATAGTGCGCACCGAGCATGAGCGTGTAGCCCGGAGGTATCGGGACAAAAAGGCTATCCCAAGGCCCCGGATATCCGATCGGGGAGCTGGTGAGATTGTAGGTGGCGCCGGTTACTGGCCACCCCCTGTTCGCTGGGTCGCTGACCGAGAAGCCGGTCGGGACGACGCCGGTCGTGCGGATGAGCGGGGGCGCCTCGTAGTCGAGCGCGAGCCCTGGTGCGGCCCAGTGCGGGGGAAGGATGTTCCGCTGGTAGGCGAGCGGGTCGATGAACCAGATCAGGCCGCGCCCGTAGAGGCCGTTGAAGTACGCCTGCATGATCTGTGCATCGTCGACAAGCGACGCCTTCGACCACGAGAAGTCGAAGTGGCGGTGCGAGTTGAAGGAGTTCTGCTGCCACCCGCCGCCGCCGAGCAGGGTGCCGCCCTGCGACCATGCCTGAGGGCTCATCGTGGCGCCGGTCTGCGGTGCGGGAATCCAGCGCATCCGCTCTTCGGTGCCGAACCACATCTGCTTGCTCATGCGGCCCCCAAGGCTGTCGAGTTCGAGAACGCATTGCTCGTCGCCCGGCCGAACATCGCGCCATCTACGGCCAGCTCGACACGGAGCATCCGCGCCAACTGATGCATCGTGCCCACGTCGAGCGCGACCACGTTCGCCATGCCCCCGGTCGTCGCTGGACGGGCGGTGAAGCCGACCCCGCCGCCGCTCGCGTAGCCACGCCCGCGCATGCCCATCTTGTGGATGTAGGCCATGTTCTCGACGCCGACGTTGCGGACGACGCGCTTGGGCATCACGTACTCGCCTCGGTGGACGATGCCCGCGGGCGTGAACTTGGCGCCGTCGCCCGTGTAGCCACCGCCAGCGAAGCCGAGCTTCGGCTTGGTGCTCTGCCGGTACGTTCCGCTCGGCGGCGTGTTCCATCCGAAGGCCGAGTTCAAGGCGTTGTTGATGGCGACGGTCGCGCTGAGCAGCCGCCGCTGCACCTCCGCCTCCATGAGGGTGAGCGAGTTGTCCGTCGCCTGACTGAAGGCGCTCTGCATCGCATCGCCGAAGGCGTTGCCGTAGTCCGTGCCGGACTGTGCGGCGCTCTCGGCAAGCCGCGCCTCGAACTCTCGCAGCGCAGCGAGGGCGGGGTCCGCGTTGACCTCGATGTCGACCTGGCGGGGGACGTTGTTCAGCGCGAACGTCAGGTCATCGAACGCGACCGTGTAGAGGTCGATCTCCGAGCGGCTGAAGCCCGCCTGCGTGGCCTGGTTGATGAACTCCTGCTTGAGCTGCTGGCTCCTGCGCACGAGGTCTTCCTGGCTCATACCGCTGGCGGCGAGGGCCTCAAGGTAGTCCTGGTACGAGCCGACCATGCTGAGCAGGGCGGCGCGGTTCTCGATGGCGGAGGCGCTGTTGCCGGACAGCGACATGCTCGCCTTGTCCTGCGCCTCGGAGAGCTTGCGCTGCGTCTCGGTGAGCTTCTTGCGCTCATCATTGGCCTTGGCGTCGAGTTCCGCCAGGTCGGCGCGCAGGACCGCGGCACGCTTCTCATCGCCGTACAGCTCGGCAACGGAGAGCCAGTACTCCTTGATGGAGCGATCCGCCCCGATGCTGGCGAGGGTGCGCTGATGCTCAAGGATGGCCTCGCGAGCATCGTCGATCGCAAGGCGGGCATCCTGCGCGCCGGTAGCGATCTTCTGCCAGCCAGAGGTGATTGCATCCTGACCCTGGAGGCCGGAGAAGCGGATGTCGAAGGCACGCTTCCACACGCCCGACAGGTCGCTTGCGTAGTCGGTGAGCGTGCGGACCTTGACGGTGGTCTCGTCGAGGGTGTCGCCCAGGCCGGAAAGGTCGCTGCCTGCACCATCGGCGCTGCCGCCCATGTAATTGAAGGCGTCTCCGGCGTCCCAGGCCGAGTCACTGGTGCTCTCCAGTGCGTCATCGAGCCACCCCATGTCGGAGGCGAAGTTCTTCCACTCCTTCTTCGCGCTGGAGCGGAAGTTCTCAAGCTCCTTCGACGCCTTGGCGAGGCCGTTCGGAAGATTGACTCCGATGAGTGAGAAGGCGTTGGAGATCTGCTGCTGCACCCAGATGGCAGCCTGGGCGACGTTGACCAATACGTCGATGGCGGTGTTGCCCGCGGAGTAGAGGTCGAGAAGCACCTCGACGACAAACTGGAGCGCCGCACCGACCACTGTTGCGGCGCCGAGGAGCTTCAGTGCCCCCCGAAGGCTGAGTACCGATCGAGTCGACCCGTCTGCGGCGGGCTTGATGAGTCCGATGGAGGTGGCGATGGCGATGATCCTGCTGCCCATTGCCGTCGTCGAGAGGCCAGCGATGGCGGTACTCAGTGCGGCGACCGAGGCCCCAGCCAAGGCCATGATGCCGATGAGGCCAGAGAAGGCCGCCACCGCGCCGCCAACCCAGGCGATGATACTCACGAGGAACCCGCCGAGGGGGGAGTTGGCGAAGTCGGCGAGCGTGTTCAGCAGCGCCGTCGCACCGTCGAGCAGCGTGATGATCGCGGGTGCGACCTGGCCGCCGACCGCGGCGCCGAATCCCGCAAGCGAGTTCACGAACAGTTGCCACTTCGAGGCCAGGTCGTCGAGAATCAGCGCGTACTGACGGTTCAGCTCAGTATTCTCGCTGGCGCCCTGCGCGGCGATGTTGAACGACTCCTGGAGCAGCGGCATGCGCTGGGAGATGCGGCCGATCACCTCATTGGCGCGGAGGCCCGAGAGGCCGAGGGTGTCAAGCGCTGTGGACAGCTCGACGGTGTCGGCGCCCTGGAGTCCGGCGATGAAGTCCTGGAAGACCGCGAACCCATCGCCACTGCGAACGGCCTTGTTCAGATCCTCGATCGAGCGTCCCGTGATGACCGAGAACGCCTGCGCCTGCTCGCCGCCCTCAGCGAGGGCGCCGTTGATGGAGTCGAAGTAGGTCTCGAAGACGCCCTGTGCGCGCTCCGGCGCGACGCCGAGGGAGCCGAGCGCGCCCGACAGGCCGATGATCTGATCCATCGTGAAGCCCGCGCGCGTGGCCGTGGAGCCGAGACGCTGAGCGAGCGCGATGATCTCCTCGTCCGTGGCCGCCGAGCTGACGCCGACGAGTTCGATGGCCGAGGCCATCCGGCTCATCTCCTCGACGGTCTCAAGGCCGAGGATGTTCTGGAGCTTTCCGAATGCGCGCGCCGAGGCGTCGGCAGACATGCCCGAGACCGTCGAGAACTTCGCGACCAGTTCTGTGAACTCGCGCAGCTGATCGGCGGGCACGCCGAGCTGGTTGCCGAGGGTTGCGATGGCTGCGATGTCCTCGAAAGCGAGGGGGATCTCGCGCGCCATCTGGACGAGTTCGCCGCGCAGGCGCTCGACGGCGATCGAGCCGGGCTCCAGCGTGCGCTCGACGTTCGTGAATGCGGACTCGTACTTCGCGAACGTCATGGTGGCGACAGTGCCGATGCCCACGATGGCAGCTGAGGTGATCGTCGCGGTTGACGCAACGTCGTAGAGCGCGTAGCGGAGCGCCGGCAGGTCGCCCTGCGAGAACTTCTGCGTCTTGCGGGATGCCTCGTCCAGCGCGGCGTTGTACTGGCGCGTCCAGTCGTCGGACATCGCACCGCGCGCACTGCGCAGTCGGCTGCTCAGTGCGTCGCGCTGGTACGTCTCCGCGCTGCCGATGCCGCGACTGGCCGTAGCCAGCCCGGCGTCGATCATCTTCTTCTGCTCGGCGGCGTTGCGCTGGATGGCGGCGAACTCCGCCTGAAGGCTGCGCTGCTTCAGGTCGGAGAGCCGCTGGACGCCGCGCTCCTCCTCCGCCACGCGCTTGCGTGCGTCGCTGATGAAGTTCGCGTTCGCGGCATCCTGAATGGCGATGTAGCGCTTCAGCTCGTCGGTGCTGTAGGCGCTGACGTCCTTGCCACCGCCTTCGCCCGTGAGCGACCCCTGGCGGAACTTGCGATACTCGTCGTTGACCTTCTTCAGGCTGTCCTGGAGGTCCTGCCAGGCCTTACTGCCCTCACGGGCGCCGTCGGCGACCTTCTTGCCCGCGTCACGGCCAGCCTCGCCGGTCTTGCCGAGCGCGCGCTCCAGATTGCGCTGAAGCCTGGAGACAGTCTCCGTCTCATCGCCCGCATCGCGCAGCTTGCGATTGAGATCTTCGACCCACTTAAGGATCTGGCGCGGGTCATCGCTGGAGATCCTGAGCCTGAGTTCCGCCTCCTGGGAGAGGTTCTCAATGGACATAGGCAGGATCTCCCGAGGCGGCGGTCACTCCAAGTCTAGGAACGATTTAGTCGGCTAATTTGGGCTTAACGGCCTCGGCGATCCTGGCGCGCTCCTCGTAGTACGGGTCGCGCAGGGTGCCCAGATCGGCGCCGTTGCGGAGGTAGGGGACCGGGTAGGCGGCCTCACCCGCGGGCGCGGGAGCGTCCTGCCCCCGGCTCGACTTCTTGCGCCGGGACTCCTCGGCCTTCTCATGCTTGTCGAGCGCCTGCGTGGCGTAGCAGGTCTCCTTCTCCATGCGATATTCGAGTTCGCGAGAGGGGTTCTGACAGATGTACTTGGGCAGTCCGCACTGCTTGCAGCGCTCGGACTGCAAGATGTGGTGGGCCTGCGCGAGCACGATGTCGAGCTTCGACCAGCGCTTGCGGTTGTCGGAGCCGAAGAGCATCGCCGTGGGGCGGACGCCCCACTCCTGGGCGGCGTCGAGAAGCTGTAGGTACCTGGACCCGGCGTTAGCCAGGTACCCCGCTAGAAATCCGCGTCGAAGGAGAGCTTCTGTGCGATGTCGGCACGGAACACGATGCCGTCGACGAACTCGACGAGTCGCTTGACCTCCGAGGGTGGCAGGAAGTCGTAGGCGGCACGGGCCTCCTCTGCGCTCAGGCCGAGGTTCTTGCTCCCCGTGGCAACCTCTTCGACCGACACCGTGGCGAGGGAGAGCACCTGGGCGTTGTACTCGTCCACATACTCATCGGCGTTGTCGTCGGTGACCTTCTTGATGCCGAGGTGCTTGCGGGCCTCGCGGCGGGCGATCTTGATGGCGGCAGGCGGAAGGTAGCGGACCTCGAAGTCGAGCGCGGACTCGTCGAGCTTCTTCTGGAGCGGCGCCGCCTTGCGCTTCAGCGCCGTGATCTCCTTCTTCAGGACCGCGAGCCGGTCCTCGTAGGTCTTCAGACTCTCGGGCTCCTGCTCCAGCTCGTCCGCGCGCCTGATGACCTCCTCCAGCAGCTTCTTCTCTTCGAGCTTCAGCGACAGTTCGCCGAGGACGCCGAAGCGCTCCTGGACCTCCTGGCCGGCGGCGCCCGTGTGTGTGGTCACACCGCCGAGGGCGCGCCCCGTCTCGCGGTCACGGTAGACGCGCACGATGTTCCTCTTGACGTCCTCAAGCGACTCGGGAACGTTCTGGACGGCGCTCAGGAAGTCGAAGGTGGACTTCACTTCATCGACGATGGCTTGGGCGTCTTCAGACATGATCCTCCTAGGGTTGGCAGGATCAGTTTAGTCGACCAAATAGCCGTCGCTCCACTAAAGCGGGCGCCCGGCTTGTTCAGCCGGGCGCCCGTATCCCAAGGTAGCTGGGCCTTTAGGTCACCGTCACCGTGATCGGTGCGACAGTGTCTGCGCCGGGGTAGGAGATGTTCAGCGTTGCCGTGCCCGTCGCGAGGGGGAGCAGGATGCCGTGACGCACCTGGAGCACGGTCTCATTGCTCGACTGGTAATGAGCGCCGATCGTGATGTTGCGCCCCTCGTAAGTGACCTTGAGGAAGATCGGCGTGCCAGATGTGGCGTTGATCGCGCCCGAAGGTGCCACTGCGGGCGCCGTCGGCGTGGTGTGCGGGGCGATGTAGTTCACGAGAATGTCGCCCTGCGGCAGGAGGCCGACGCCCAGCGTGCGGCTGGCGTCGTTGCGGTTGTGAACGCGCTCGTCGGTGATCGCCGAGAACAGGTTGATCTCGTCGCCGCGGTTGATGGTACCGGACGAAGGGGCGACGGGGCGCTGGGCGACGACGACGCGTGTGCGCGGCCTGGAGATCGCATCCCACGTCTGCGAGTAGATGCTCGACGTGTCGCCCTTCGCGGGCGTGTAGATCTCGATGTTCCCGCTCGCAGCATTGAAGCTGCGGCTCTGGGCGCCGGCCGCATCTACGAACGAGCGGTCATCGCTCTGCTGGGATGCCTCCAGGCCGAAGTCGGTGCCGTCGATCTTGACGGCCTCCGAGACGTTGAGCAAGCTCTGAAGCTGCGCAAGCGTCGGCCCGTTCGACCAGTTGACTGCGGGGATGGCCGACGAGGGGCCAACCAGCCAGCCGAAGTGGTTGTTGGTGAGGATGCGGGTGTCAGCCATGATGTCTCCTTAGGCCGCGTTGAGCGTGTGCCCGATGTTGACCCAGCCCTTGGGGATGAAGCCGAGCGAAAGGGCCTGGAACTCGCCATCGCCGAAGATGGGGACGGGATTGTCCGTGTGGACGTAGTAGTAGTCCACTTCGTCGTCGAGTGCGAAGGCCTCGGTCGAGTCCTTGCCGCCGCGCACGCGGTGGGCAATCAGGTACGGAACGTCCGGCGCCCTGGTCAGATCGCGGGCGAAGTTGAAAAGGCCGGTGGCGACCAGGTCTTCGTCGCGGAGGATGTTCAGCTCGGCGTCGAAGTTGAAGAACGTCGGCTCCTCGGAGTTGCCCTTCGAGCAGACGGTCTTGGTGTTGTCGGTGTCCGAGCCGGACAGGCCGAGGTTCAGATCGTCCAGGACGGCGCACGAGATATTGCCGCCCGCATGGCCGCGCGCATGCGTGCTCGACGTGATGCCGTGGTACTCGTTGAGCGCAGTGACCGTGGGCACCGAGGCAGGCACGAAGCCGGTCGATGTGATGATGTGCGGCTCACCGAGGAGTTCGACGGCGGGCAGGAGGACGATCGTCTCCCAGCCGGGGACCAGCTTTGCTACCACGGACTACTCCTCGTTCTCGCTGTCGGGGTCGCGCTGCTCGTCGATGCCTTCGGCGGGGGTCTCAGGTGTGCAGTCGATGCAGGGCACGTCCCCGTCGTACGGCTCAAGGAAGGTGAAGGTCTTCGCGACTTCCTCGGGATAGTTCTCGACGAGACCCGTGTTCCGGTCGCGGAAAGCTCGGAGGGCGCTCATGCCACCAAGTCTAGAAACGATTTAGTCGACTAATTCCAGCGCTAGATGCCGAGGTTGATGTGCACTCGATACCACGCAGCGTGAGCGAATCGTGTAGGCCGCGAGTCGGTGTCCGCCTGGTCGTAGCTGAAGCCGCCCACGCACTGAATGCGGCCGGCGGTGTCGGAGGGCCGAGCGTCAATGAGGACTTCCGAGACGGCGCCGCCCAGCTCGTCGGCGGTATCGGGGTCGCCCGCGTAGGAGAAGATCATGAACGGCATCATGTAGGGCCGCTTCTTCTCGCCGCCCGCCACCGCTGCGCCAGAGGCCATGCGGAAGGGGCGCTGGAACGTCACGACGTTGTAGGGGCGGATGCGGCCGTTGCCGAGGCGGGGGAGGTCTCGCTCGTCCGGCACTTCCGTCTTGAAGTTGCGCCCGCCCGCGAACGGCGCGAGGGCGGACATGATGAAGGCCCGCTCGGCCTTGCCCGTATGGCTCATCGCCGACGCCCTCTCGAAAGCGCCGCCCAGAGGCGGTCCTGCGCGTGCACGTACGACCCCCACAACGCGCCCATGCCTGCAAGGTGGCGCGTGCCGTGCTCCTGGCAGTCGAAGTAGTCCCGCTTGACCCTCAGCCACCCCCAGCGCCCGACGAACTCGCGCTTCGAGCGCGTGATCTCGTACTCCCGGATCTGCTCAGCCATGAGGCCGGTCTCATGGCGCCCCGGCAGGCCCTTGCCTTTCGCCGCGCGCTCACGGCCCGTCTTGGTATCTGCGGCGTGGACGCGGGCGACGGCCTCAACGGCAGCGTCCTTCACGATCTCCTCTGCCTCGTCGAAGACCTGATCGGCTACGCGGTCACCCCACGCGACGATGCCGCCGCGCAGGGCCTCTACGTCGAAGAACGTGACCTGGCTGCTCCCGAAGGTCTGTCTTGACTGCCTAGCCATGCGGACCCTCCGCGATCGTGCGCAGCGTGCGGACTGCTCGATGGGTCGACTGGCTGCTGAAGGATACGTTGAAGGTGAAGTTCGCCAAGTCGGGGTCTCGACCGCCGGACACCTTGGCGAAGGCGCCTTTCGGGATGTAGGGGTCACCGGCCTGCGCCGTGAACTGGATGATGTAGCGCTGCTGCGTGCCCCACTCGCTTGAGCCGGCGCTGACGAGCGGCAGGCGGACGTGCTGAGCCCGGCCAGGGCGGGCTGAGATGAGGGTCGTCTGCGGCGTGGCGCCCACGGGCTCGTCCGTGATCGGGTCGATGACGCCAGGCTTGCCGGGGAGGAAGACGCTGATCGAGGCGTCGAACTCTTCCGCCGCCTCATCGGCGATCTCCTGCTCCCAGTCGTCGGTCGCAGAGATCGGCAGGAGAGGCATGGGATCAGCTTAGTCGGCTAATCGTGACTGCATTTCTGGCCGAGCCTCCAGGCGATGACGCACGCCTTCTGGGTCACCCACGGTGCCCGCTTCTTCGTCTGGTGACCGTGCAGCTTCCCGGCCCTGAGCGCCGCCGCGACGGTCTCCGGATGGCAGCGCGCAACATCGGCGGCTTCGGCAACGGTGAGCAGTTTCATCCAGTCTCCTTAGGGTTTAGTCCACTAAATCGAAGATAGCTGCGAAGTTGCTACAGTGCAACGCATGCCCTGGACTCAACAGCTGCCGTCAGGGAACTGGCGGGGACTCTACCGCGACCGCGACGGCAAAGCCCGCTCGGCGGGAACTTACCCGCACAAGGAGAAGGCGCTCGCGAAGGCGATGGATGCCGAGGAGCAGGCTGCCTTGCCTGGTTGGCGCGACCCTCGCGCCGCTGCGCGCAAGTGGGGCGACTGGTGTGACGAGTGGCTGGATTCGCGCGAGACGTCCCAGGCGGAAGCTTCACTCCTGAAGAATCACATCACGCCCCACTGGGCCGATGTCCCACTCGCCGACATCACCCGGTTCGGGGTGAAGAGCTGGGCTCGTCAGCTATCTACACCCAAGGCAGCCGGCGGCAAGGGGCTCGCCGAGTCGAGCGTCCAGCGCGTCGTCCGCACCTTCTCTGTCTCACTGTCGGCAGCGATCGACGCGGAGATCATCGCCACGAACCCCTGCTTCCGCCTCCGCCTCGACCCTGGCGAGACAGACGTGATGCGATTCTTCTCTCGGAAGAAGGTGGGGCGCTGGCTGAGCAAGCTCGAGGAGCAGGGCCGAGCGGAGGACGCCGCGATGCTGGCAGTGCTCGTCGGCTGCGGACTTCGGTGGGGGGAGATGGCCGGCCTCCGGCCTGCCCGCGTGAACGTAAAGCGCCGCATGCTGCGCGTCACCCACACGCGCCTCCAGAACGGCGAGCCGAAGAAGTACCCCAAGGGCCGGAAGATCCGCGACGTGCCGATCCCGGCGTGGGTCGCCGCGCTCGTCAAGCCGTACGTCAAGCGAGGGGGCGAGTGGGTGTTCATGCGGACCAACTCGTCCAACTGGCGGCGGGACGTGTGGACGCCGCTGGGGACGGGCGGACGCATCCATGATCTTCGGCACACGTACGCCTCGTGGCTGCTCCAGGATGGCGTCGAGATGGCCGAGGTTGCGAAGCTGATGGGCCACTCCTCGGTTCGGGTCACCGAGCGCTACGCGCACATCGCCCTCGTCCCCTCCGAAAAGGTCGATGCGGCGCTCACCGACCCCCGGCGTGTAGCGAAACGTGTAGCAAGATAG